CTACCCACCCCTATTGAAAATACCCTATAAAATGGCACCCCCGGTCTAAATACGGTCCCTAATTGGAAAAAATTTCTAAAAATTTTCTTAAAACCTAAAACCTAAAACCTAAAACCTAAAACCTAAACCTAGCTCTTAATAGCTCTTAATACCTTATTTGTTTCCTTTATAAGCCCGGGCCTATTTGTTGTCTTATGCCAAACTATCTTATGGGGTAAAACGGTTATTTTACCCTGATTTAGGAAATAATCGACCGTGACCATACATTCCGGGCAGGTTACCTTTGCAAAAAAGATAGTATAGTTTTTACTGGCACTATTGGGCGCATTTGTTAATTCCGTCTGTCGGACCTGTATTTTGTCCTTAAACCGCACATACCCCAGTAATTGTGAGTAAACCGTTTTTTCTCTAAAGGATACAAATAAGCATCAGCATCACTATATCTATAGTTTTGGGCAATTGTCATGCAGCCTAGTAAATGTATAATTGTCATCCTAAACCCAAATCCTACTATAATTATAACTATAACTGGCAGTTATTACAGTTAGTGCAGTTAATGCAGTTAATGCAGTTAATGTAGTTAATGCAGTTAGTACAAATCCTGCATATGCAATGCATTCAGCTAAATAAGCATTTACTCCCAAAATAGACTCAAATCCTACTAAAATACCGACATAGACAGCAAGTGAAGACAGTATTGCTTTTGAAAGTCCTGAAAAGTATTCAAGATCTTGGATCTTGGATCTTGGATCTTGGTCGTGGAACTTGCATATCTACTGTAGCAATTTCTCAGTCTACGTCTAATTAGTGGGATTGCTGGAATCATTATGTATTACTCACCTTTGATTTAGTAAAAGAATGAAACCACCAATAATAACTAAAACGCGATGTCACACTGGACTTACTTCTACCCAATCTACTTAGTTTCATTTCATTTGAATTCATACTCCACCATCTACCACTTCGACACCCACTTCTACTACTACTGCTGCGATTTGAGCTAAAATTAGAAATGACCTTACTTGTATTTCCGGGAGTTCCGCTTGAGACTGTGATACTGCTTCTATATCTACTATATGCAGCCCTTATTCTACGTCTAATTAGTGGAATTGTTGTCATTGTATCAGTCATGATTATATCTTGATGCAGTTATTGACGTCACCCAGTAATGGATAAACCTGCTGCCCATACTTTTTGTTGTACTAACTGTCCAACCTAATTTAGTTTTACTTCTAGAAAAAAGGCGAAGGTGCCGATCTCCATTTACTACCCTACTAGCAATAGCTCCTACAGTCAAGGCGCTTCTAACCCGGCTTGCAAGACCGCTATACGCATACCGACGACTCCTACTTCTGGCTCTACGTCTAAGTAGTGGTAAAATAAAGTTCATTTAGCTCTCGATTTAGTGCATGAATGTAGCCAATAAAACACATTAAACCGACTTGAGGAGAGGCTCCTGCTGCTGCCAATGCGACTATTTCCTATGCTACTTGTGGTACTCCACAGAGCCGTAGGCGTTCTATCACTACAGCTTGAAGAACTCATACAACCAGCCCTGGCTCCATTTATTGCAAGACTAACACAACCCTTAATGGTTAAATCCCAACTATCGATGCTTTCCCTGCTCTTCCCCCATTTTCTTGTATATTTCCTATAAACACTTCTGCTTCTAGGTCTTGTAGTTGGTATATGGAAGTTCATTTAAACTCATTTATTTCGGTTTGTCTTGTTTATTGACCAAAACCATAATGAAAGCCCAAGTCTATTACCTGCCCTGCTTGCTAGATTTGTTTTTGGTGCAAAGCCACTGCAGCTGAGAAAACTGCTCCCACATCCAGCTATGGTCCATTTGCTGCTTCTGGTCCTACTTCGGTATAATCCGATTTTTGACCGAGGGCTGCTCCTCATAAATCTATTATATATTCCTCTATATCTACGTCTAATTATTGGAATATGTATATGAAAGTTCATTATAAGTCCTGTGTTTAGTTACTGAACAAACCCAATAGTAATATCTACTCTTGCTGGTCCAACTCTTGCTCCAAAGGGAGGAAACGCAATTCGCTCTTACATTGCTCCATACGTTGGTTCTGGAGGTTAATCTGCTCTCAGTTCTGCTGGTTTTAATACTTCTAGCCTTAACAACTCCAGCTAAATCTCTGTATCTACTGAAAACTCGTTTCTTTCTGAACGGTCCTCTATTTCTACGCCTCATTAATGGAATATAGAAGTTCATTACTTAGACCCATAGGTTATGGAATAAATCCATGTGTATGTTATTCCATATCGACAACTATCGCTACGACTAGTCCAATTACTTCTACTCCACGTCGTGCTGGTTATTGTTGTATCAGGTCGGGAGCTTCTGACTCTGCTGTGACAACTCCTCCAGTTCCAACTCCATGAGTAATTACCACCACCTCCACTGCCTCTAGTTATACTACTGTTCCTAAGTGCGTCTGGTCTCCTATTGCAGACGCTCTTACTGCGTCCATATCTTTCATATGTAGGCCTTAAAGTGCGTCTAATTAGTGGAATATGGATATGAAAGCTCATTGGTTTATCGGTTATCGTTTTCTTCTAGGCTTCGGCGGTTTCTTCCAGCCACGCCGTGGGCAGCGCCCAAATGGTGGTGTCATATAGCATATCACACCGATGTCGTTCTTGTCCATCAGCCTGTCGATGTGCTGCGCCTTTGGGTCTAGATAGTCTTCAACGAAGTCCGGTATTTCATTATGCTTAGGTTCAGGTTCAGGTTCAGGCTTAGGTTTGGTTGTTTTTGTTTTCGGATTTTGCTTTTTCATATGCTTCCATAAAATCTTTTGGTTTTGCCGTAAATAGCCCTCTGGCAGCTATTTTGGCCTTATTTGTATTGTATTCCCCATTCGGGAATAGCACGCTCTTTATTTTTATCCATAGATTACGCAGTGACTTTAGTCGCATTTTTGATTTCCACCGGATATTATCTAATTTGGTACTTAGTTGTTTACGGTGGAGTTCATGGTATAGGAGGGAATATTTGTCTTGGTAATATTTAGCGTTTTTCAACCCTTTATTAATTACTTCAGCTGTGTCTTTTATTTCAGCATACCGGATACGCCAATATTCTGGATTATCTTGGGCTCCAGCTATTAAAGCAAGAATTCGAACTTGTTCAGCTTTGTCGGGATATGGAGGTGCTTTATCACCTAAAAACCAGCCCAAGTTAGGGTCCCAATAGCCCCAATTTCCATAGCCCATTAACCACAATAAATCATATGCCCGGACTCGGTAGATGGACATGGCTCTGTGTAATTCTTGTTTAAATGTCATTTGTTTGTATTGTATTAAATAAATAGTTTATAATAAACCTTGGCATGCTTTTGGCATCTATGCACCCAATACCAGTCATCTCCACCATTGATTTCATCCACTACTTCACATGGTCCTTCACATGGTCCTTCTGGAGCATTGTCGTCATCTATGTATGGGCACTCTTCACTACAACAACACTTACATTGGCTTACACTACGGTCAATTTTACAATGACGACACACCGAATTAACTATCTTCATTTTTCGTTCCTAAACCACCAAAAGCGGGTTTCAGCTTCTATTTCTTGAGCAGCGGCTCTAGATACCACATCTGGACCATCACACGCAATGCATGTTAGAAAATTACCGTATTTTAATGGACTACCAGTAAAGTTAGCCAAAACAAATCTCCAGACGTCACCAACCTGAAACTTATGACCACACAACCTACACCGGAAGCCATGTCTGTTTCTATTGGTTCCCCACCTTGCCTTACAGTCTTCTTCAGTAGCAATACGGGGTTTGCCGTTAGTGAAAGATTCAATTTCCTTAAACTTCAAGTTCAAGTCCTTTAGTTGCTCTTTACCATCCTCGACTGTTAGCAACCATAGTGACTTTGTTTGATTTGGGTTAGTCATTTAGTCCTCTAGCATAAGGGTTAATCCATTTCTTCATTGATTTTGATGTCAGGACATCCCCATCTACATCCACAGCTCCGTACTAAGCAAATTTTGTAGTTATATGCAGAATCTTTCGTGCCTTTAACAAAATTGTCACATCTGGTGTAGCAACTAAACTTCATTGTTGGGGAGCATTGTGGAGCAACTTCCCTCACCTTACAAGTCGTCCCATAATTGTCCATATATTCAGTCTCTGTAAAAATAGCCGCTCCGACTGTAAAACCAAATATACTTCCAAAGACCATAAATAAAATTATAAAAAATGTATTGTATTTCATGAGTAATATCTTTCCATCTCGCACTATACATCAGGCCTTTAATTATTACTAGCTCTTTGTTTGCCTGCATTCACTTCCGATACCGCTCTGCCCGCACTATACATCAGGCCTTTTAGCTGCTGCGAGCACAAGCTGGCAGGCTCGAATCAGGGCTAATGGCATCCCCGCACTATACATCAGGCCTTTTAGCTGCTGCGAGGGCCTATGTGTTTTGGTCTTGTAGTGGCTTGATATTCTTGATGTATTCTCTCATCTTGCGAGCGACCCCTAGTGACCCCTACTGTAGGCTTGCGCCCCAGCGGCTCTTCAATAGTTAAGTACGCACGTTCCCGAGAGTTTTTGTCTGCGAGCGGGTCTAGGGGAGCGGTTACCACCGAGCCCCTCGCCTTACTGGCCGATTTCCCACTTGGATACAACTCCGGACCTACCGCCGACAGGGTGGTGTGTGCACCCTTAAGCCACTCATTTCGAGCAGCCTGTAAGTCCAGTTTACCTTTACCTTCACCTTCTACAACAAATCGCGCAAGATATGCGCTAAAAATATCTCTTTGGCAATTAACTCCGCAGTCACAAATATGACGTGCTTGTGGACCCATATTGGGGTTCTTTGCCTTACGACCGCATAAACACATTTGAGACAAAGCTGTGGTGCGTGTAGGAATTAATACCACATTGGTTAATTGCTTTAGACGGGCAATGAGATAACCAGGAGCAGTTGACTTAAGTCTCTTGTTCCAGTTAGAATTACGCCAAGACCTGAAATCAAGGTCTTCCGTCATTATAATACCGCGTGCGGCAATATCTTTGGCAAGTATATTTCTCCCATTCTTACGAGCCGTCGCCTCTTTACGGTGGAGTTTACGCAAAGCTTTTTTGGTAGCCTTGAGAGCCGCTGTATCTTGTTTTAGCTTATTCTTCTTATTAGCCTCAATTTGACGAGACATTTTGCGGCTAATTTTACGCAGTTTAACATCGAATTTGTTTTGTTGTACGGTGTCATGACGTAGAACTAGACTGCCTGAAGTGGCATCGACAACAGCTACAGTAGATACACCAATATCTACTCCAACACTACCTGACTTAGGCTGTACTCGGGATAAAGTCTTCCCTACACAGATAAGGCGGGCAGAAAAGGTGTCTCCATTGTAACACATCTCAATAGAAGAAATTCGGTGCTTAAGAGCATATTCAGCAAATTCATCGCCTTTTTCCCAATAAGGCTTAATTATAAGACCTGCTCCCCACTGAATACCTTCAGGAGTGAGCTTGATGTGTTGATTTCCGTTTATAGAAACCCATTCGCCTCTACGAAGACTTCGGAATCTCGGACGCTCCCCACCATATAACCACGCTCCCGCTGTCTCATAGGCTCTTTCGGCAATAGTATTAGCTGGCTGAGCACCTAGGTCTGGAGCTATGGCATTTCGAAGGTTCTTGTACTTCAATTCCTTGGTTACATCAAAAATATTTATTCCTTTAAATGGAAGACCCGGAATATTCTTAGAAAGACTCTTAAGTTCTGCAGCAAGGTCTGTGGGCAATTTCTTGTTTAGACGACGGCGTTCAGTACAAAGCCACTGATATCTCTTATTGGCTTTGATATGTTCTACCCGCTTAATTGCTTCACGAAGATTCACATTGTACCACTTAACTACTTGCACAAACCTCTTTCGGAGTTCGTGCTTCTGGGCTTCAGTAGGGCTCAAGGCAAGCCGAAACACAAACCGGCCATCTTCTTGTGTTTTTTCTGTTGTGTTCATTGCTTTCTTTTGTGTCATTGCCTTACCCTGCCCTTCCTTGATTGCCTCTGGTTCTACCTTACCACAGGTTGGTCAACAAGTCTAGCGCCCGGACTTCTATATTACCCTGATTGCTCATTGTCTACCTTAATTCCCGTTTCAGTTTTAGTTTCATTGCCCGTACAGATATTGCACATCTTTATATCAACACCTTGCTCTATTTCAACAAAACTGCCTATGTCATTATTAGTTGGTAAATTACATCCACCACATCTATATTGGTCTTTATTTATTTGTAATTTAAACTCAGGGTCTTGGTCTTTAATCTTCTTTTTCATTTGTCTTTAATTTAGCATTAGATATGCGTTGTTTACAGCTATAGCAATTCCCGCCACATCCAGAACATTCTAGTGGCCAAATGAATCTAGTACTTGAAGTAGTTGATATAGTCGATGGTGGCAAGAATTCCGCACCACAAGTACATACTGGCGGGACTATTCCCATCCATACGCCATATTTTTGGCACCATGGAAGATGGCTGGATAACATTTTGTACTTATACTCCCATGAATCTTGAGTATCTCCGGGAAAACAAGGAGGAGCGGATGGGGGTTGTTGAACCGCCTTTTGAGCCTCTTTTAATGCTTCTAGCTCGCGTGTAAGACTATGTGCCACGCCTTGCCATTCATTAGCGGCGTTTTCATAATTCTTTTCTCTAATATCTGCTAGTTTAAGCTCCATTCGGAGTTTTTCTATTTCCTTTTGAGCTTCGACTAAGTCACTGTGAACCTTTTTGTGTTCATCTTTCCAAAAATCAACACTTGATTCGGGTGTTGGTTCATAAAACGTGTCAGATATTGATTCAAGACTGCCTTCTAATACAGCTATTTCGTGCTTAAATTCTTCAGCTTCATAACTGACTTCGACCAGTCTATTGACTACATTTGAGAGCAGGTTTACTGTTTCTTGTAAAATGTCGGTGTTTGTGTTTTTCATTTCATTAGTCGCTTTCTTCACAATCAATCCATACGATTTCGGTCTTACCGCCATGACCGTGCAGTGCCTTAACAACCTCAAGGGTATCGTACATAGCCATTGTACCTAGGTGACTCAGCCATGTCAAGGCGACTCGTCCGTTTGGGAATTGGACACCAACAGCCACAAAGCCCTCTCCACTATTGCCTGTTTCATCTTCGTGACGATTCAATGCAAAACGTCTAAAACCCTGGCATAGCGTGTCTAATTCTTTAATCTTTGGTGTCATAATGTATCGTCGCTTCTCATTTGTAAATCAATCAGTTTTTTGGGTAAACTACCTTCAAGATCTAATTTTTCATTATCTTCATAGCCTAAGAAATGCTTATAGAAGGCGATGTTATCAATTAGTCCGTAGTGTTCAAGGACGTTGATTAAGTCGCTAATACCTAACTCATTGTTCTCTGCCGCTAATTTACCATTGACATAAATACCTTCCCAATCGGCCCCTATAGCTCTAACTATTTCTGTTTTAGTATTGGTCGTCATTTGCCATTCCATCTAAAATATTTAGCATTTTATTGATATAATTCTTAAAGTCATCTACCTTATCTTTTGGCAATGACTCCATGAATTCAATACTTTCTTCATTTAGCATATTTCTAACTAGCGAAATACGTTCTTCTAAGAAGAGACTTGACCTATACTTTGGAAATACAGATTTATATCTAATTGTCATTTTAATACCAAAAATAGTTTATGGAATAGGTCCTAATTTCTTATTTATTGTTAATAAGCAAGCAATTGGACCAAGAAAAATATTTAACCATAGCCATGTTACACAAAATCCAAATACAGCAAAAAATCCTCCACCAAGCAGTCCTAAGACGATATTCACTGTGTAACCGGCTACGAATCCCATTAAAAACGATGAGAACGTGCCAAGGATGAGAACTACATAGTAAAATACTTCAAGAAGGTCTTCGAGTCTATTAGCTACTTCTTCTACTAGTTTTAATTTTGCCATTTTATCACCTATTTAAATTTTAGACTTAATATTATTACTGCCCATATATTGCGTTGTCAATTGCAGTGACCATTTGGGTATGGTTTGTTACTTTTGGAAGCTCCACCGTTGCCCCGCTATTTAGCATTATACCAGTCCCACTTCCAGTTGCAACAACTGCACTAATGTTTTTAACTGGGAATGATGCCTCTCCTTTGGAATTTTTTACTCTAATATTAGTAGTAGTTACTATTACTGAGCCCGCGTCTTTAATGAGGTCAAACATTCCCCATATAAGCAATGGAATTCCTATTACAAACGGAATAAGTAATACTCCTATTATCGCAATCACTCCATAACCAACTTTTGATTCGTAAAACTCACCTAATACTTTATTCTTAATTGTCATTTTCTTCTCTTTATCTTTCATGAAACAAACGTACTGAACCAACTTCAGCTATAAATTCTTTTGCTAAATTCTCTCCAAACTCTTCACGACCCGGCCATGAATAACCTCTAGCTACCCAGCCTTTATGTGTTCCAGTATCCCACACAAGGTTTGCCGCTTCATGGGCATGAACGAATTCATGTAACAATGCAAAACTATTTCTATTATATACAATTCCAGTTGAGAGATAATACCCATCACAAAGAGGATAATCCCCATATGGACATTCAAATCCTCCATTAACCATCCATACCGTCATACCATTAGTTTCTCGGCATAGGGAGTCTTTGCCAAAATGACGCTCATAAGTAATCCATAGTGCCCGGAAATAAACCTTTAAGTCTTCATAATTAATCGGACTCTCAGACCTTACTATGTAGCGACAGCTTGGTGATATATGAATTATGTATTCATATGGCGTCTGAATAGGAGTGGTTGTGTATTGGTATTTAACATCCGGTCCACAACTACTAACTGCCAACATTATGGCTATTAATCCAATTTTAGTCATTTATTTAACAAACCTTCTAATTTCCATCCAAATTGTTTGCAGCCAATGTGATGTAATACATTCTTCTTCGACATAATAGTCTTCAAGCCAAACTACTGTATTTCCCACATATGTAGGGAATAAAGCGAATTTGGCAACAATTCTTACGTCGCCAACTTTTGGGTCTTTCGTCCATTGCATACACCCACCCTACCATACAGGAGGGCGAGTTACAAGCATCGACTATTCAGTAGCCTCTATGTCGACTTCAATACGAATTCTATCCCAAAAATCCATATTGGCACCTTCATGGGCATATCCAGATGGATTACAATAAACCCGGAACCCCAATGGGTGAATATAGTCCATTGGGTCATGGGTATGTCCATGAATCCATAGCTTAGGCAATTTTGGGGCCTTTACTAAGGATTTGGTAAAGTTTTCGCTACTAAAGAAGTGGTTCGATTTCATCCCCATCCACCTTGGGTGAGTAGATTCTACTGGGAAGTGGTGGGTAACTAATATGTCGGCATCACTCTTTTCGAGTTGCCATAGAAATGCTTTATGAGCTTGAGTTATTTGACTCATTGCGTCATATGGATAGTCTCCAATATACTTAAAGTCCACCCAGGTTCTTTTGTCTAGGAAATGAATACTATCTGCGTCAAACCATCCAGTTCCAGTTAAATATTTGCAATCATTGACGTTTTCTATTTCAAAAACTTTTTGGGTCGGGGACAGTGCAGCGTGCCAAAAATCATGATTACCTGGAACATGAACAACTCGTCCAGTAATCATCGAATCTAACTTCTGAATTGCTTCATCACGAATAGGAAGACTATAGCTTGCAATATCGCCAGCTATGACTAATACATCTGGATGCCCATTCTTGTCTAAGTGATTTTGATAACTTACATAAAAATCTTCAACCTCTTTATGGCTTATTAAGTCAAAATGTAAGTCAGATATTACGTCTAGCTTTTGGGTTTTAATCATTTTATTACTTTCTTATCTTCTATCTTCTTTGCCCTATGAATGTCCCGGTATTTGAATTTATTGCGAATGGCAATGCCCTACCTAAATTAGAGTGGGATAAAAATTCTGAATACCAAGTTGGACTCCATTGGTATGGGAGGGTTGTTGAATTATATGTGTTCAATAAAGAAACACTAGTAGGTCTATAAAACAAGTTATTGTAATCTATTTCATTTATTGAACTATAGTGTTTATTGCCCATACTAGAACCATAGGTGAATTTTCTTAACAAGAGTTCAATCATGGCTTTATCTTTAAACACGTCTTAATGGAAAATACTGCCGCTACTACGGTAATTATAGAATTAGCAAATAAGGCTAAATAAACTACAGTTTCATCGGTCATTTTGCACCAATCTTTTCTAATGTCTTACGAGCAATATCTCTATATTCATTGCTTAAATGAATCCAATACTCAAGCCACTCTTCGTCCGTTGAACTCATTTCTAATCCTGCACGTCTAATCCTGGATATTTCCGATAAAGCGACTATTGCTTCGTCTAGCATTTTGTTGATTTTAGTATTTTCTTCTATCAACATCTTGACACTCTCGCCCATCCTTTTTCCCCATGGGTTATTTGAGTCTTTACCTAATGGACCGACTGGAAGTAAGTCAACATCAACTTCATAGAAGAAGTCTCCGACGATTCTATCCCATTCATCAAATCTTACTTCTTTTTCGTACTCTTCTCTTTTTTCTTCTAATTTAGACATTTTAGCTCTTTTTATGTAGTTTTACCGAGAAATAAGTTCCCAGAACCGTTCCAGCTACACCCGGCAGTATAGCAAAATGGTCTTCGACTGTAAAGACGGTCACGGCCATTCCACTGACGAATATAATCGCTGAATATATACTCGCTCTAATTTCTTGCTTATTACTGACAGCGGCGATATATAATCCCCAGCCATAGTCAAGAAAGCAAGTAAGAAGAAATAGAGCTAAGTACTTCATATTATATCAATCCAATCAAAATATTATCAGCGTCAAAGCCTTTTCTTTTCAATAAATTATAAGTTTTGTCAAAAAACGCAGGTCTGTTGGCAAATTTAGACTTCATTGGCAGACTTCCCGTTAAAACAGTGACTCTAATTTCAGGAGTCATTTCAAAATCCATAGCTTTAATGAACGCATCTATGGCTATATAGTCATTTTTCTGATACCACTGATAGAATTTTGAATAAATGCTATCAATTGTCTTCATTAATGCAGTTTCTTTATCTATTTTTGTCATTTTCTCTGTTTTTTCTGTTTTTCATGTGCAATAAATAAAACACCTTAACGGGTTCTGGCAACGGATTTTGTTCTGGTGTCTTAATTTCAGCTAGTTTTTCAGTAACAACCTGTTTTTCCTCCACTTTTTCAACAACTTTCAGTACTGGAGTTTCTTTTTTGGTCGTTTTCATGAAAAATGACTGAATTCTGCGGAAAATGCCACTAAAAAATACAGATACTGCTAGTAATACATAAGAAACCTTTGATTTAATCCAATTCATATAACCCCTTATAGTGTGACCAATAGACCAACTACCTTTTTAACTAAATAACTAACCCACGGAAACAACATAGCAAGACCAAACCACCAAAAAATATACTTAAAGTTAACCAATCCCAATGGGGAGAACTTGCTGTGCTTATAGTCCCATGGAATAAAACCTATTAAGCTTAATAGACATAGACCGCTAATAGCTTCTATACCGTATATAACTGGAGTAAATATTATAGCACGTATATAAAACGGAGCTACTAGACCGTCATTCAATGCTTCTAAAGTAATGCCAGCAAAGGCATAGACCGGGAACATATATAAATACGTATATCCTGTTGCCTTAAGATTCTTTTGTATAAATAGCGAATGTATGCCAGTGAATACAACTTCTATTAAGAGCCCGATACAGCCGTAAAATGCTGCTTTTTGTAAATAACTTAAAAATTCTAACATAAATAATTATTTTTCTTATAAACAATCTTTACTTTAATACCGTAGATTTCTCTTGGTATGATTTTAAGCTCTTTCGAGTCAATTAATTTATTGACTTTAATCGTCAGTACATTCTCGCCTAGTTTATTAGTGGTTTTGGTAATGGCTTGAAACCAGGTCTTTTGGTTAATCAGCCTCCAAAGCTCACTAAACGCTTGATTATTTTGAACTCTTGTGTCCATGACACATTCTACCACGAGAAGCAATCTTTAGCAAGAGGAAGAACAGATGCCCTTAACACGTTTAGACTTACACTTTCTACAACTCGCTACCGCCGAAGCTCAGAAAGATGGGGCGTCAAACGTTAATTCCGGACTAAAAAGAAAAACACGTGGTTGCGTAATTGCAAGTGGGAATCAAATTATATCTACAGGTAGCTCAACCCACCTTGGTGGCCAGCAATACAAACCTCAAACAGATGAGCGCTATGTAGCTACAATTAATGCAGAAAACGTAGCAATAGGCAAAGCGGTTCAAAAAGGGACCGCAAAGTTTGATTCAGCCACTATATACATAACAGATTGCCCAAATTGGTATACTTTTAAGTTATTAGTTACAGTAGGGCTGAAAAGAATTGTACATTACGGACCGATTACTAATCCAAGAATTGTACATTATTCCAAAGATTTAAATATTGATATAATTTCAGTAGGTTAAGGTTAATTCTTAATTAAGTAGAGGCTCAAATGGCGGACATCCCCACTCCACGTTCATATAATCAAATTCTAAGCGACTTAATTAGTGCCTTTTTGTCAAGGTATGGTATTTCACAACTACAAGTCGGTTCGCCTATTCTGTCCTTCTTAGAAGCTGCTGCTCAAAGCGATGTAAGAAGCAGCCAAGATGTATTCAACCTACTGGATTCAATTTCTATAGACAGAGCTAATGGTCAGGCATTAGACCGCTTAGCTGCTGATGAAAACATAGCTAGACGCACTGTAACTGCTTCAAATGGCGCAGTTACCTTTTATGACACAAGTTTTACAAAGAAGTCCAGCTTACTGTATTTAGGCACTGGAGCATTAGTTGCCGGAAGCTTGACTGTTCAAGTAGAAGATGCCCTTTCTTTCCCAGTTTCTGGAACTATTTACATTGGACGTGGAACTGATAACTTTGAAGGTCCGCTTACATATACTGCCAAAACTCAATTTGCTGGATATTGGCAATTAACCCTATCTGTAGCTACATCTAAGTTCCACAACTTAGGAGAGACAGTTGTTGTAGGTCAAGGTGGGCTACGTCAAATTCCTCCGGGAACTGTAGTCCAAACTACACAACAAGCTCTTGGCGATGCAATTAAGTTCACTACCATCTATAGTGCAGTAATTCCAGATGGAGAGGTTGAAGTAACTGACGTCGATGTTCTAGCTCAAACTCCAGGTCTTTCTGGAAACGTACCAGCAAACTCAATCAAAGAAGTAGTATCTACTTTATTTGTGGGTGCTGCTGTTAAGAACCCATTGCCGTTTAGTACAGCAACTGCTGCTGAAACAGACGAAGCACTACGCGAACGCATTAAAGACGCTAAACAATCCAGAACAAAGGGAACTGGGTTATCCATAATTAATGCAATTAGAGGAGCTAGGTCTTCTGAAGACAATAAAACCCTTATTAGCTCGTCTTTAGTTACTTCAGGAGATAGAGCGAAGCTATATATAGACGATGGTACTGGGTATGAAGAAACATTTGGAAACGTAGCCACCGAGACGCTGATGGATTCTGCTCTTGGTGGGGAAGACGTTTTCCAACTATCCGGACCTAGACCAATTGCTAAGGCTTTCGTAAAATCTGGATACACTGCTCCATTTGAACTAAATGACCAAGACTTGCTATCCGTACAGGTCGGCGGTGTTACATCTACCCACATATTCCCAAGTGGAGACTTTTACAACATAGCTAATGCTTCTGCATATGAAATAGTAGCAAGTATCAATGGTAATCCAAATCTATTGTTTAATGCAAGAACTTCCGATGGCGGTTCTAAGGTTAGTTTATTTGCTAAATCAGACGTCAACGAAGATTTGCAGGTTCTTTCCTTAGATTCTTCTGATGCTAACGTAGCTCTTAATTTCTCTACAAATCCAGCTTATACACTTCGTTTATACAAAAACGACGTATTGCTCTACAAAGATGGCAAAACTGCACTAGTTAGCAGCCTTTATCAATACGAATGGAACTCCGGTATAACCGATGGAGACACTTTAATTCTCTCTGTAGACGGGACCTCTGACCAGACAATTACAATAAGAAACTCTGACTTTATTTCACAAAACACAGGCTATACTACTGTTAATTACCAAAACTCACTAGATTCTTGGGTAACCGTACTTTCTTCTAAAATAGCTGGTGTGTCTATATATAATAGAAATGGCAGACTTGAAGTCTCTAGTAACCTAAAGGGTAATTCAAGAAGCCGCATTGAAATTGTTGGCGGGACATTAACCACCAAAAACATGTTCAATGTTGGAGATGTATCTGTTGGCCAAAACAATGACTATTCATTAAACAGAAATACTGGTCAAATCAAGTTAAATCAGCCATTGGTTGAATTTGATAAATTAGAGATTGCCAGCCCAAATACAAAAGCTTACATTCAGACTCCAGAATTCCCTACATCAAGTGTTACATTTGCAGGCAGTATCCCAACTTGGTGGTTTTGTATAGATGGTTCTTCTTCTTTATTGAATCCAAATATATCAAGCTCTACGTCCATTGCGGTAAGTATTCCAGTAGCTGGTTTAAGTAAATATCAAGTAGCCAGCGGATTGCTTGGTGGAGAGGTTGAAGTTGGTGACTGGGTAGTTATTTGGGATACTGCATTTAATGCAAGTAATAGAGGTATCTTTAGAGTTACCCAAGTAGATAATGCTACTGACTATTTTATTGTCGAAAATGCTGCAGCGGTTCCAGAAACTGTAACTCCAAGTTCACAAGGAATCGCCTTCGCTCGTAGCTCTACACAACCACAGTCAGTCAGTGCCACAATAGCAACATATTCTCTTAATTCATTAGCTACTTTATTTAATCAGTCTTTAATTGGAGCTAAAGCTGAAGTTTACAGGAATAAGTTCTTCAGAGTTACCTCCAATTCATTCGATAATGGTGATGTATTATTGATTACAGCCAATACATCAGCTCAATCTCTGTTATTGCCAGTAAGTCATGACGATGCAGAACCTAATCACTTAGCCACGGTTGAAAGTGGTCATTCTGAACTTGGTACGCCCAGGTTCTTATTTACATCAGTATCTTCAGCAACCTCCAATACAGTAACTGCTACTCCAAAAACAACCTCAATTACAGACAGCCTATATGACTATTGGGGTGTAGGTGATTTTATCAAGTTCCAAAAGAAGCTTGATACTACAGTAAGTTTCTATGGAAATGCAAGCGAAGACCGTAGAGTTTTGACTGATATCACTGGTTCAGTCTCTACTACTAAGACAAATGCAATGTCCAGAACTCCAGAAGCCGGAGATATTGTTCAGGGATTCAATACATTCACTCTTGGTGCAACTGACAGCATTAACGTCATACTGGATGGAGATGCATTAAACAAGAATTATAATATCCCACTATACAGACAAGTTAAGCCATTGGCTGGAGCCACATACGGTGCCGCTGCGTTCGAGGTTCGTGAAACAGCCGGTTCCTCCCTATTTGCTGCTTGGGGAACTACTTCGTCTTTATTTAATGACTTTGCTGTATACATGAAAGCCAGAGGCAAGTCACACTCAATTTCTGCAAATCAAGCGCTTTTGTGGAGATTTGCCAGAAGCGGTCCAGAAGGTGAGTGGGCAAAGGTACGATATGTAAATCCAACTGCCCCAAGCCAGACTTTGGGCATATCAGCTTCTGACGCAATTCCTTTAGTTAAAAATCAAATAGCTGGAACCGGGACATCGTCATATCCAAAGACATTTATTGATGTAACTCTTCCATCTGGGACAGAGCGCACTGGACTTGGTTTAGATGGCAATATGTATTGGCTATTTAACAAATTCCCTACATTTACAGCAGGGGTTGCCAGAGTTGCTAGATCTGCCGGTACTACAGTTACGGTTACATTAGACTTGACACTAACCTCTTATTTACATAATTTGTCTATTGGGGACATAATTGTATTAACAAATAGTGATACAGATTTCGCAGCTGGCGTATATACAATAACAAACGTAGGTGCTGCAAGCTTCCAATATAGTGATACCGGAGCTAATACAGTAAACGGGACAAGCCTTACATACGCTCTGTATTATAAAGATGCCGGTATTAGTTATTCAATTACAAATATCGCAGTAACATCAAACGTAGTAACTGCTACAATTGGAGCGCATCCATTCAAGATAGGCGATGTAATTTGGGTGCCATATCCATACTACTATAACTCAGGTGCCTCAGCTGTAGGATTAGGTAGTTTTACTGTAACTGCAATAAGTGGCACTACAGTAAGTTGGACTCAATTTAAACCAGATTTAGCAAGCACACCCACTCCTGGAGTATGGGTAGTCTCAACTGGTGCTACCGCAAAATGTACTGCGCAATACTACAGGGCTCAGGTCAAGGCTGGTAGCTTACAAAGAGTGGGTTCGGTAGTTACAGCTACTTGGGCAGCCACCTCACTAGTAGATAGTTGTCCATACGCTGTTGGCGACTTAGTATATTTAACCCCAGGCGAAGCTAATTTTGCTGCTGGAGCTAAGGTAGTTACAGAGGTCGGGTCTGGATACTTTAAGTATTCAGAAACCGGTGCAGCAGTTTCTAGTGCTGGTATTCAGTACTTCCAATCAACGCCAAATATGCCTAATTTAACTGGTGGTGGAACTCCTGTAATAAACGGAGATATTGTTAATTTCTCATCTTTCGTACCAGATTCTCTTGGTCTGCGTGGAAGCGTTAAGTTATCCGAAATATCTTCAACCGGATTTACATTCTGGTCAGATTTAAGAAATACATCTGCGTATCAAGAAATATTTAAGCTAAACTCATTGACCAATATGAGGTTTTTCCCAATAACCCCAACAACTGCAAGTGCTATAGCGACATATGTAAATAGCAATTCTAGTATTGTTTCAGCTACTGTATTGGGAACCGGAGCTACAAACGTAGACACTGCTACTGAAGATGAGTTCTTGACCAAAACTAACAACGCTTCAATAAATGGAGCCGGAACCTTCTCAATTCCATGCTTTGATTTATTCGATGGAATTAACTACGTACTTAATACAAATATAAGTAATATAGCTAGCAATATATCACTTAAGAAGGCGGTGAGTGGAGAATTAACTACTAACAATGACTTCAATAATGAAGTATTGACATTAATTCCCAAAACTGCAGATAACTTTGTAAACTTCCTTTCCAATCCAGCTGCTACTGGCTTGTCGGCAAATGCTTCTATTTACACTTCTTCAAATGGAACGAAGGTTGAGCTAGTATCTTCTCAATCTGGAAGTGAAGGAAGTATACAAGTTGGCGGTGGTCAAGGCAACCAAAGCAGCGCCTTGATTTACAACGGAGCAATGAATTTAAGCTACAATAACTCAGGATTCGTATTTAATGCTCTAACTTCCCAATTATCTGGATTCTCAGGAAGAATGCCAGTTAGAATTGCAAATCAAAATAAAACAGCTAAATCTGCGTATATAAATGCGGCAAATACGTGGACAATATATCCTGGCGATAATGCAAATGAATGGCTGATTGTATCTGACGATGTCGTAATAGTTCCTAAGGCCCAGAACGTTGATGCGACTCCTAGAAATTGGCAAGTAATGAAACATGGAGACTTCGTTTCCTATACAGAAACAAGCGCTTCACCACTTGATTTTAGTGGCGTATATGTTGGAGATTTGTTTATAATTAAGAATCCAGTAACTGGGACCGCATTTAGTCAAGTAAATACAGGTACTTTCATAGTTGTTGCGGTAGATGCGACAGCTTCTAAAAACACGGTTTGGGTCTATAATCCCAGTGGAGTCTCTGAAGTAGTAACTGCTACTACTGCTTGGATGAGAATTCTTGATTACAATAGCATTGACTTAGGCGACACACTGACAATTAGCTCATCAGTTCTCGGTTCTGCAAATATAGGGTCGTTTACTGTAAGTAGAAGGGCTGAGGACTATTTAAGCGCTGATTTCAACAAGAAATTCTATGTTACCGGGAATATGACAGCAGCCACAGCTGTTCTTGGTAATGACTATATTCACGTAAACATAATTGAAGCTAATCCTTTCTATACATATACTATAATTAACTCAATAATCGAAGATTCTGAAATACCAGGAACAAGCAAGGTTTATTGTGCTACTTCATTGGATTATTCTTATATTCCAAAGCTCAATTCTTCGGTTAATTCAACAATGATGGCTTTAGATAAGCTATCTTTCCCTACATCAGTTAATATAGGATTAGATGGATACTCCTATAACAATGGATTACTGGGAGAGGTTCACAGAATTGTATATGGGGACGAAAATGACCCGGGTACATATCCTGGTGTCGCAGCAACTCCTGCTTTAATTGACATTTCTGGACCATTGGTTAAGCGTCTCTATATATCATTAGAAGTGCGTCTAAGAACTGGCGTTTCAATTGACGCTATATTGAATAAAATTAAATCAGCTATTGCCGCCGAAATAAACAATTCACCAATTGGCACGAATATTGCGATTTCTGATATAGTATCTGCGGCAAATAAAATTAGTGGCGTATTGTCAGTAACAATAATTTACCCAGAATACTCACTAGGAAATGACTTAATCCCAGTTCAGGCGAATGAAAAGGCAACAATCTTAGACTTAAATAATGACATTTCAGTAACTATATTAAATTAATACTGGAATTATTATTGGAGAATAAACATGGCAGTTTTACCAGCAATATCAAGGTCTTGGTGCACCAGAGCTAATATTCCTATTCCCGACAACTCCTCTACTAGAAATGTCGGTAATAGCTTCTTGTGGAATCTAAAGGAATGCCTCCTTAATACCTCCGTAGGTGGTACTTTAACTGGTGTTCGTCATGCTAATAGTGTATGGACTGTAGTTAGGTCGTCCGATGGAGCTGCTGCCGGGGCTACTGAAGATGGTATTGACAGATGGGGCACTCCATACAACGCCTCTAAGTTTGTTCGAAATACAACTGGTAACGCCCACTCTTGGATTATTCTCCGTAATTCGTATATTGGCCATGACATGATTATTGCCTGCAATGCCAATAGCGACAAGGCTGGTCGAGTTGCATTTACCTTGTCTTCTACCCCATTTGGTGCCGGTTCGGTGACCGCGTCGCCTCCTATTACTAGTTCTCCTAGTTTTGCATATGGAATATCATCCGATGCCGTTGGTAGCAGCATTTCCCTTTCAGAGGATGTAACATCCGGAGCTACTTTTTACTCTCACTTTATTGCTGATGATTTTGGGAATTTCATTTACTTATACAGCAAAGTAGGTTCCGGAATCTTTAGCGGGATGGTATCTTTAATTCAATCGGTAAATGCTCATGTAAGTGATACATTTAATCGCTTTGCTTTTGGTGGAACGGCTGTGGTGTCAGGCAAAGGGACTCCAAGTTGCGCAAATGCTGCTCGTACAACTGCAGGTTGTACAAGTCGAGGGCCGGATAACAGCGCACCTACCGGTGGAGCGACTTGTATATCTGCAGGAGGGACTTCACCATTAGCTGAAAATACCGGAAGGTCGGACTCTCGTAGTGGCGAAGTACGTTTTGTGCAAGTTCATGTCTTTTCAGATTCTCCACTTGCTTACAGAGGGGTGCTTCCTGATATATACGAAGTAATTGGAGGGGTGACTGGGACCTCATATCCAACTATAGCCAATCAAACTTGGGTATCTGTCGGGAACTATCTTTTCCCATTCTTATCCACACAGCCCATATTATAGAGTATATTTCGGAGAATAAACATGGCAGTTTTACCCGCAATTTCAAGAAGTTGGTGCACAAGGGCCAATATCCCTATTCCAAACAATTCTTCTACTAGAAATGTCGGCAATAGTTTCTTGTGGAATCTAAAGGAATGTCTCCTTAACACTCTTGGCGGCGGAACTTTAACTGGTGTTCGTCATGCTAATAGTGTATGGACTGTAGTTAGGTCTTGTGACGGAGTTGCCTACGGAGCTACTGAAGATGGCGTTGACCGAATCGGAACTCCATATAATTCAACCAAGTTTGTTCGAAATTCAACTAGCAGTGCTCATTCTTGGATTATTCTCCGTAATTCGTATATTGGCCATGACATGCTTATCTCTTGTAATGCCAACTCTGATACCACAAGCCGAGTTGCGTTTACTCCCACGTCGTCCCCGTTTGGTACAGGCTCCGTGACAGCCGACCCCCCAACTACTTCGTTCTCGTTTCAATTTGGAAGCAATGCTGACTCGACAACTACCGCTACTATAAACGTCGCGGATGTAACATCCGGAGCTACTTTTTACTCTCACTTTATTGCTGATGATTTTGGAAATTTCATTTACTTATGGAGTAAGGTGGGTTCCGGAATCTTTAGTGGAATGGTATCTTTAATCCAATCGGTAGGTGCCCATCCAAGTGACACGTTTAATCGCTTTGCTTTTGGTGGAACAGCTACATCGACGAGCACCTCCCTAGGTACGCCATATGTTTCAAGTGCCCATGGGCCTTCTGGCTGTACAAGTAGAGCGCCAGACGGTGGCGCAAACAGTGGAGGCGTCACAGCCTTATGTGCTGGAAGTGCTACTGCATTGTCAGAAAACAACTGGAAAGGAGATAGTCTTACTAATGAGGTGCGTTTTGTGCAAGCTCACGTTTTTTCAAACAGCCCACTTGCTTATAGAGGGGTGCTTCCTGATATATACGAAGTAATTGGAGGAGGGGTAGGGGTTTCGTACCCAAATGTAGCTAGTCAAACTTGGATATCTGCCGGGAACTATCTTCTCCCCTTCTTGTCCACACAGCCCCTATTATAACTTATGGCATATTCACTACTTAGAAGAGAAGTTGACATTGTCAATGACGTAACCGACGCCGAAGGTGTTCGACGAATAACATTTCGCCAGCGGGAGTGGTGGTTTGATGCTGGACTTGGAATGGGTTATTATGCTGTAAGTCCGAGTTTGCGATTAAATCCGAACGCAACAGCAATAGATGGGACTGGTGCTCGTACGTGGATTACTCGACAGTCGGCTAGTTACCGTCTTGATGATAATTACGCACAGCCCCTCTCTGGAACACAGACAATAACTGGCGACGGCATAACAGACTGTACTGTTACATTACGGTCTTTCGCACTGGGTGATGTTGAAATTATTTTTCAGGACGCCGCTCTGGGATATGGTCAGTACTGGACACTTTCCTCAGCGGCTACAGGACCTGCAACTATAGAAGGCCCAATGAATCCTGAGGAATACTTGATGCCCGGAGTCAAAGATGGCGGCTATCTCGATATTATGGGATACAAGTATATCGACCTTACCGCACTTTTAAAGAACTGGAATACAGTTGAAGTTGTATTAGACGTAATCCCGACCTCAGTTAATACAACCACATCAAATTGGACTATAACCGGACCTTCCGCCATTACTGTAACAGGGGTCAGTTGGACTCCGGGGACCTCCATAGTCACTCTAACTACTTCCGGTGCATTTGTTCCCGGAACTTACACTCTATCGGTAGCTCCGGGTACTGTATCGGACTTGATGTCTGTCAATCAGGCATCCAGAACCTTTGAAAGCCACCCTGTACCAATTGCCTTCTCTGTACTGCGTAAGTCCAGTTCCCTTCTGCGGGTCAATCTGGACCGAGTCCCGACTGTAGTTAGTGCTAATTCATTAGATTACGTCCTAACTGGTCCATCCTCCCTTAGTGTGGATACAGTTTCCTATACTCCAGGTAATGATTATTTAGAACTAACTGTTAGTGGAGGATGGGTTAGTGGAACTCATACATTAAGCATAGCTAGTCAGGCGATTCAAGATGGTTGGACCAATGCACCATCAGCTGATTTTGAATATGTAGCAGATGCGATTATAGTTGAGCCACTGTATTTCAATTCAACTCAAACAATGAGGGCTTATTTTACTACAATTCCAACCTCAGTAGATACAGACCCATTAAAATGGAATATTACAGGGCCCTATCCAGTTACTCCAGATACCATTACTTGGAATCCTGGGGATGATTATGTAGAGATATGGATAACAGTATTGACTGCTGACGGGCTGCTTCCATATGGCACATACACCTTAGTTATGGACCCGGGTGTCGTCACTGATGGTTCTTCCGTAAACATATTGAGTGCCATTTTTGAAGTAAAGCACGATGTAATTAACTATTGGGGAAGAATTACTGGCGTAAATACGGTTCGTATAGACATAGGTCAAGAAATTCCATCTGCTGTTAGTAATAACCCACTTGGATACACAATAGTGGGTCCATCTGCTATTACTGTAAATACCGTAAGCTGGACACCGGGAAATAGCTATATTGACTTAACTGTAACAGGGACCTTTGCTGCTGGCCAATATTCATTGTTTATAACCCCTGGAATATTGACTTTTGCTAGCAATTCAGTTTCTGCTCTATATACTTATCTTGGTGGAGCTACTGGCGGGACAGGAATTACCTTAACCTCTGTAACAGGTGGGGCTAATACCGTAAATATCTTGTTTAGTTCAACGCCTACACTACTGCAAGATGCTTTATTGCCAAATAGATATATAATTACTGGTCCAAATTCTGAATATGTTCCAGTTTTCAGTGTAAATGTATCCGGAAATTCAATAATACTATCCACTGGCTGGCAAGCTAATGGAACTACTTATTCACTAAGAATTCCTAGTTCGTGGATAGCAAATGGTGGAGGCAGTGTATTTACTGGTCCATTTACTCAAAACTTCACTGGAGTAGCCACCTCTCCTGCCCTTACAATAGCCAGAACCGTAGATTCAAGAACTATAGAGGTTTGGTTCAATAAGCCAGTAAATGAGCTTGATGCATTAAATACCAACAACTACTCCATTACCAATGGGCTCACGGTTTCTGGTGTTTCAAAAGTCTCCGATACAATCTTTACCTTAACTACAAGTCACCAAACAGTTGGAACGTCATATACTGTAACTGCTTCCAATATTAGGGACTTTCAAGGATTGGTAATTTAATGCCATCTTCAAGTATATTTTCAGGCAGCCCTTTATTCCTCATCGATGCAGGACCGGTGCAGGCTGGTCAGTTGTATGTAAAATTCTCTCAAGACCCATTAGCTGCGTCAAGTAGTGGCGCAAATGATGCATTAAATCCAAATAACTATTCATTAACTGGATTGGCATATGTAACCGTAACTAGCGTCACCCCAGTCTCTGGCAATCCACAGAGGTTTATATTAAATACAAATGTTCCCCTACAAAACGGGGACTGGAGACTTACTGCCTCTAATATAGAGACTCCTGCTACAAATCCATTAGTTGCTCCGACTTTTATTGATTTTGAAATATCAGATATTTCATCAATTCCATCAATTTCTCAAGGCGCGGTACAGCAAACATCAAAGAATATATTAAGGAATTATGTTCCAAGGGCAATAAAGGGAAATGCGGTTGATGCCTTATTAGATGCATTTTCTGTTGGTGACGAATATAACAACAAATTAGCTCAAGATGCCTGGAATCAATTGACTATAATCAATTCCAGCGGCAAATACTTAGATAGGAATGCAAGCAATGTAGGTCTTTTAAGACCACAAAACACAGGAATGGCGGACTCTTTATTTAGAGAGTACGTAATTAATGTAACATCAGAAAAGGTTACATTACAGTCCTTTCTTAAAGTTCTTGAGATATTCTATGGGGAAGACTCCACTAGAGCCCACCTTAGTTCCACAATAGTAGAAACTTACAATATACAAGACGGCGATACATTAAATCTAAGTATTGACAATAAGAACATATTGGTAATATTTAGCCCAAATGACTTTGAAGTATACGGAGCGGCTACAGCAGAAGAGGTCGCAGCTGTAATAACAAGATATTGTGAATCAAACGGCTCTACTGCATTTGCTAAGTCTTACTTAACCACCTCTGGAAGAATAGTAAGAGTGTATTCTGGAGCATTGGGTATTCGAGGTAGAATTAGTTGTTTCGGTGGCTCTGCTCAACAAAAACTTAAGTTTCCACAAACTGTAGCCACTACACAAAACGCAACTACAGCTTGGACGGTTCAAGTAGCCGCTCCAGCAGTTTCTCCGTTCTTGAAAGGTGGCAGAGTTAGATTTACATATTCAGGGGTTGGAACCAATCCTAATCTACAGAACCTACAAGTCGGTAACTACGTAACCATATATGGGTCACCGGCAAACTCCTTAAATAAAGGTTCTTTCAGAATTGAAGCTGTTAATTGGACCAGTAGTTCATCTCAATATTTTGAAATAGAGAATGTTTATGGAGTTAATCAATCGCTAGTACAAGTAGCCAGTAATGATTTAGAATTCTTTGCTCAACACGTATACACTGTAAATAACAACGTATTAAAATCATTTGTGTCTCAAACTGAGCCAAATGTCACTGACGTTTATTTATCCGCAACTACACAGTCAGTAAATAGAGTCCCTGGAACCGGGGCGTATTTACATGAAGATTTCTTAACTATGGCCAATAAAGTAGCCGTAGTTAGCATGTCAAGGGCTGCGAATGTTTTGACAGTAAACACAGACGGCAACCATAACTTAAACAACGGAGATAGAGTTTTAGTTTTGGCTTCATTTGGAGAGAATGTTGTACAATCTGGACCAGTTACAGTAGCTTCCGGAACTTCATTTACAATAAGTAATTTAGGCAATAATATTATATTAACTAATGCCACTGGCAGTATTTATCCCACATTTAGGGATAATGACGGTAAATTGTATATAAAAACTACCACTGTACATGATTTGACTACTGGGAATTTAGTTAAAATAGATGGGACAGTAGCTGATACGGCTAATTTTAGCAAATACCAAGAAGTCCTTCCAGTCAACGGAGTTGGCGGAATGGACCTCTATGGTAGCATTAAATTAAGCAATGGCAAAGTCTTGCAAGTTGGTGGAAGAATTGGTATTTCTCCTAGTAAAGACTGTTATATCTTCGACCCATCTACTAAGGTTTATTCTGCAGCATACAGCTTAGCAGATGAAAGAGACAGTCTTGAACTTTTTGAAATAAACTCTAATTATGTAATTGAAATGGGTGGCATTAAGTCAGGAGTTGCAAAGGCAACTACCTCAATATACAACATCGAAAACGACAGATGGACTGCTGGTGCCAGTATGTCGATTCCAAGGTACAAAAAGTTTGCAACTAAGCTTCAAAACGGGAAAATATTTGTTCATTCAGAGGAAGTTACAGAACTATATGACCCGGTATTAGATACATGGACTATATTAGAACCACTTCCATATGGATATCTTGGACCAAACTTAGTCACTCTAAATAATGGGAACGTATTCCTAGCTGGCGGTATTTGCACTACAGGTCCTAATACTGGCTTTAGAAACGATGAAACATTCATTTATGACTTTACATACAATAAATGGATTAATATGTCACAAATAAGTGGCGTCAATAAAGAAATACAAGGAGATGCCTTCAGTTATTTAGACAATACAATGGGAGCCGATGGGACTGTAGTTATAGTAGGAGGCACCTTAGATTCACTCGATACAGAAGATACTACCGTTCAATACTATGACGTAGCTGCTAATAAATGGAATACAGAGTGGAGTGGACTTAGCTTCCTTTCTTATGGTACAGCATATTGCCTAAATGCAGATGGCTATGTTGTAGCAGTTGGTGGTCCACTTACTACAGATTCATATAGGCTATTAGATGTTAAAAACAAGAGAATTGTAGAATGTAGCGATACGTTCTTATCAACTGCCTACAATAAAGTCACATTATTGGATTCTGGAGATTTATTTCTGGGGGACAGTACAATGGCAGCCGCTACTATATACAGCGGATTTAAGTCACAAACTCTTTCTGGGCAATTAAACCAAATACTACCAATAACTACATTAAGTACAACTTCTTTATATGTAGACACTTCCTCTATTACTGAATCTACCGGCTACAGCCCTATTTTAACCTCATATTTAGACTCAAACGATGAATTAGTTAGCGCTAAATTGATAAAAATGCAAGCCAGCGAAGACACTGACGCTATTGGTCCATATTTATTCTCTCCCAAAGAAGGCTCTACTCTTAGTAATATAAGTGCCGTAATTAATCAGCAACTAAACGCGGGCAGTAGCTATCAATTTGTTACATTCACCTCAATACCCAGCTCTGCTCCGTCTTCTGGCTTTATTATCTTTAATTTCGGATTAAATACAGAAACGCCTCCTATTGAATACTTAGCCAAACTTGGAACCACTCAATTAGTACTAGATTCAAGTTATATTTTTGAGAACACAATCTTAAGTGGGCAAACAGCTATATTTGTAAAGAATGAGCCATATGCCCCACTTACACCTACATCTGGGTCAGCTTATTTAACTGATTCAATTTCAGGTAGAATAGCGGCTTCCAATACTATCGATAATATAACCGCAGCTGGTGTTATAATCAACAAAATAATAGATTATCCATCAGATATAGGACTTGGAAATGCAGGAAATGGTACAATAGGTGCTAAAGTATCAGATAAGGTCTATGTATGGGGTTCACAGGCTGAAGTCGAAGGAGCTAGGGAAGAATGAAATCTTTAACCGTAACAGCATCGACTTTAAAGGTCTACATAAGTGGCCGCTTATTTGGCATATGTACTGGCTTTAAACACAGCGTAGATTATAATAAAAAAGGCATTAATAGTATAGATTCTATTGGTCCGTTTGAGATTCTACCTGGGGTTGTAAACGTAAAAGGTGAGATTGAATGTACTAGAATCGGCGGATACGGTGGGCTTGAGGGTGCTGGAGTAGTCGCCTCAGAAGATGACTTATTACTAGAAAAGTACATTTCCATAGTATTAGTAGATAGACGCAGTAATAGTGTTATTTTCAAATGTCAAGATGCCTCAGTAACAAGCCAGAATTGGCAAGTAACAGGTAGAAGTGTGCTAAAAGGATCATTTACCTTTGAAGGCCTTTCTTGGAATAATGAATCGGAGTTTTAAATGAGTGTTAAAAGACAAGGTAATTTTTTAGGACAAATGAGACTTGATGTACCGGACCTTCGTTCAATCGAAAGTTCTGTTACAAATGACTTCGACGACTTAGCTGGTAGAGCTATTAGCGGTAAACTACCGCTAGTAGTAAAAGGCCTTACTTTATCTACAGACGGTGCTGTCGGACAAAAAGCTACTTCATTGCAACTAAATGTAGCTGGCAGCGTGATTCTGCATTATACAGCTAGTGAGTCTGGAACAGTCTTTACTATTGATGACAATGTTGCTGCCGAAACACTGAATCAAACAAATAGTAACATTTTAGGTTATTTTGTCAATTCAGCAAGAAACTACATTGGTTTAGATTTATATAGAAATGCGGATTCAGCTACAATAGATAGTAAGCAATTCTTGGACCCAGGTTCTTCATCTGAGTTCTCACAAGACGTTCCATTAGCTAGAACTCTTAGATACAAGATAGTAATTAGTACCCAAAACTTCTCATCTGCTACAAATGTCCTACCGATTGCCATAGTTTCAGTAGATGGCTCTGGGAACGTAGTTGATGTAACAGATGCCAGAAGGATGCTATTAGGCCTATCTAGTGGTGGTGATAGTCCCAGTATAGTAAATAAATATCCATGGGGAAATAGAACAGCAGTATCTCCTACATATACGGGCAGCGGAAGCAGCCCTTTTAGCACTGAAGAGAAGAATTTTTCAAGCTTTAAAGGATGGATGGATGCCATAATGACTTCATTATGGGAAATCCGTGGTGGAGATTCGTGGTTTAGTAATCAAAACAGAGACAATGTTAAATTAGCTTATGGTATTCCAGTATTAGCAAACGGAGACAATCTATGGTTTATTAATGGACTTTCTGTTACCAATACAGACGTATCTAAGACTGGTTATATAACTACAGTCACTCTTAACAATCATCCATTTGTTAATGGTAGCTTATTTTATATTACATACAATGTAGCAGATGCAGCTAGTTTTACAAGCGGTGTTTATCAAATAACCTATATAAACCCAAATAGCTTCTCTTTTACAGAGCCAATTTCAGTTGGTGGTCCTGCAAGTCCAACTGTATCGCCCACTATCGATAAAACACTAGCTTGGACTGGATTAAATGTATTATTTGAAAACAGTGGCGACAATAATATTTATTACAATACAATCACTAGCTGGTCTACTGTAATAGAAGATAAATATTGTCTATACATTGACTTAGATAGGTCACAAAATACATCAGTAGTTCCAACTACGGCTGCGATAGCTAATATTGCAAGTAGTACTATCCCGGGCAGAAGAATAATTCTTGCTTGGAGAAGCGGTAACTATGTATACAGTAGAGACAGAGCCTATGAAGTCGGGAGGACCTTCGCTGCAGCTACTACTTTGGCAATGGGTCATGTTAAGTTATCCAGAGCCTCTGCAACACCCGCCTCTCCTCCTGTAATTTCAGATGGTGGCGGTGATATATCAACAAATGATGCCTCAGCTAGCTTTAAATCACTATCAATTACTCATACTGGCGTAGGTGCGGGAAGTAATGCGTTTTATGCAGAATCTGTAACAAGTGCGATAAATGGCAAAACTACATCAGCAACAGCAAGTGACTTTGGTGTCCAAGGTTGGACAACTGGTGCTGGATATGGATTATTTGGTAAAAGTACTGGTGCCGGAGCGGCAATTGGAGCTTCCGGGAAAGTAGATTTCAGTCAAGCATTATCTAATGTTATTTTGACTATACAACAAAATACTGTTGATGGAGGGGAGGCTGCGTATCTTGTAAGTGCTAATACTGCATTTATTAAGCCAACTTTAACTGTAGGGAATACAAGTACAGGAATCGGTGCCTCTATAATAAAAGTCGGCTCTTCTAGTAATCCTGCATTACTGGTTCAAGCTCCAACAAATAATGATGCGTTGCGAATTTACAATGGTGATATTAAATTATCCGGACTTTCAGCCGAGTCTCGTATTATGTATACAGGAAATACGGGAACCGATGCATATACTGTCCCAACTAAATACATTCATCTACACGCTAGCGATGCCTTCTTTGTGGCCGGAGAATTTACGGAGGCCCTTGGGACTTTAGACGATGCTGTTGTCCCAGCTGGTAGCGGCCATGTTCTAATTTTCAAAATACCTGCTCCACAAGGCAGTACCATTACTAATATTCAAATATATTATAGTATAACTAATACAGTTTCATCAACCATTACAGTTAATTGCTCAAGTTATCTATTTACAGCTGGAGCAAGCTCAAGAACCTCTGCGTTAATTCCATTGTCTACTGATTCTTTCGGCGCAAGCGGGGGAACTCTGGTTGCAAGTTATAGAGAGGACATTTTTGGAACTGCATCAGTTGTTGTACCTACAGATGGCTATATAAAAACCTTTATGCAAATAATAGCCCCAAATTCTAATGACCATGCAAAAATTTCCATACATGGTCTAAGAGTGACTTGCACAATGCAACAACTCACTGGCGTAATGAATTAATCGAATTTAGACAAAGCATTAGCTCGGCGTTTAAGGAGATTATACTTCTTAAACGCTAATTGTCTTTCTAAATTAGAAAGATTGTCTAGAAATAGTTTTCCGTCTAAATGCTCTATTTCATGCAATACTGCTCTTGCACCAATTCCATGAAATAAAGTCACCTTTTCTGTACCATTTTCGTCAATATAAAATACTTCAACACTATTTGGTCGACGAATTTTCTTAAATAACCCAGGAATAGATAGACATCCTTCATCTTCAAATGTCTTGTCTTCAGACTGGGTTTTAACTACTGGATTAATCATTTTATATATTTGATTGTCTATATTTAGTACAATAATTCTTGAATTAAGCCCAATTTGTGGGGCAGCTAATCCAAGTCCATTGTATTTATTCATGGTAAAAACCATGTCATCCATTAAAGCTTGGACTTCTGGATGCAAAATATCGTCATATACCCAATCAGATGTCTTTCTTAATATCGGATTGGTATAATCTAGTATTTGAAGAACTTGTGGTTGTTTTTTGATACTAACTTTATTAAACTCTGTGTTTAAATTCATTTATGCACTTATTTTTCTCCATTTGCAGATTTTGCAAACGGTAATTTCTTTATGCCCTAAATCCATTTTACCTATATTGGTTGAACTACAATTAGGGCAGCATTCTTTATTCATTGTACTGGGAATCTGTATTATTTCAGCAATCTCTAAACCGGCATCTGATGTATTAGCATTTGTATCAGGTTCGTAACTTAATCTCTTGTCTAAATCTCTTCTAAGCCTTGAATTCTCTCTACGTAATTGTTGATTTTCTTTTCTCAAATCTTGTAGTTCTTTAGCTTTTACTTCTTTTGATTCTCTCTTAGACTTATTCTGGACCATACGAACGATATGCGCCACATTTGCTCCTGTTGAGACCTACAATATGAAGATTACTATTGTTTGTTTTCAAGTATGTATGCAGTCAATTGCCACGCTCCATTGATGTATTCAAATTTTAAAGAGTAATAATCCATAAAACCGTAGCCCAATAAGTCTGGATTCTCTGCAACATTTCTTAATATTCCGTTCTTAAGAATCTTGGCCTTCTCGCCATATATGTCGCATTCTTCGGTTCTTAGGACTATTCTATGTAGAATGTCTCCATTGCCCTGAACTGCCTTAAAGTGCTGGTTGTGTTTAATCATATGGATTGTATTCGGAGCCTTCGTTTTCGAGTGATTCGTCTTCAGCCCGGTCGATAATAGATTCGGAAATCTCTTCTAGCGTTTCTTCATTGTCTATGCCGAGTTTTTCTACAAGCTCTTCTTCTATAATAGCGGCTAAATCTTTTGCACTAATCTTAATCATTAAAATTCTCCATTTACTGATAAACCAGCTTGCCAATTATTAAATGTCGTATTGGTAGTTACCCAAACACCGGCTTTAAATGGTCCTATTATTCTTCTGTCAATTTCAGCGCCGACTACAACAGGAGAGCCTAGTGTTGGATTAAGAAGGTTGTTTATGTTTACACCAACCTTTGCAGCTAATTCCCAATCTGGAAGTGGGGTCTTGACTATCTTAATTACTTCAACCTTGACTTCTTTATCAACCTGTTTTTCAACTGTATTTGTTCTATCTACATACTTGACATCAACGTCCTTAACTACTTTCTCTACGTTGATATCTTCTGTTTCTCTTACAATCTTAGTACCATCTGGGCGAGTCTCTTCTGTACGCTCTTTGTGAACACGCTTTTCTGTTACAGAATCATGAACTCTTTCAACTATAGTCTTTGTAACCTCAACTATCTTGACTACTTCCTTTTCTACTACAACTTGCTTTTCTACGTATTCGATATTTGTCTTTGGGACTACCGTATATCGACCTAAAATAAAACTACCTACTAGTAATAGTATTCCTGAAACAGATATTAATATCCATTTATACTTCGATACGAACTCGCTCATTTTCTAACCTTTTTCTTTTTGAAATTAGACTTATTGAATAACTTCTTTTTTGGGAAGTCATTTATGATGTAATCAATTATACCTAACTTAGCACACTCCATTGAAGAAAGATAGGTCTCATCTTTACACATTTTAATATAGTCTTCTACGCTTGGTTTACTGTTTTTTGACATACATGAGTAATATGTCTGTGACATTCTTGAAACCTCTAAGCCATAAGAAGCCATTTCTTGTTCGCGGAAGTTACCATGTAATGTCGAATATCCTTCATGAAGATATAGTTTACAGTTTTTATACATATATCTTTCGTCTCCGGCTACAAGCAATAGATTAGCTATTGAACCTACCATACCCATTCCATAAGTTCTTACTGTATTGGGGACGCTTCTGAATAAGTCATAGAGCGTAAATCCGCCCTCTACCCAACCGCCACCACTGGATATAAATACGTCGACTGGATTGCGATTCCCATTAGTTGCTTCTCTAAAGGCGACTGTAATTTGAGCTACTGACGTTGGGTTTACTTCCCCAAACATAAATATTTGGTTACCAGTAGAAATAGTCTTTGTTTCTTGTTCTGATTCTTCTGGTTTGGGTTCAGATGATTCGTCTTTGTTTGTTTTAATTTTCATTATAATTCCTCTTTAGTTATTTCAGGCTTTGGTGCTTTTGGTACTTCGTGTTTGCTTTCTACGTATCGTTCTAATAAACCATTTGCAATTTCTTCAAAGTCACCATGCCCGCCTTTATCTATTATTCCGCCAAGTTCATCTGAATGTGTAAGACTGCATGAATAGTTTGTTTTAGCTATGACCACAATACCTCTTGCATTACTTCTTGTTTTAGCTAAGTTAATCATCAAAATGTTCTTCTGCTCTGCCCACGGTGGCCTGTTTAAGGTTAGCACATTCGACGCTTCAGCCATAGGGTCCCATGATTCTTTGACGTCTTCCATTTCTAGAGCCCGTCCTTCACCAGTCAAGCCTTTGTTAATCTTAGAACCCTCTCTATTAGTTTGAATAGCCAGTAATGCATGGAACTTGTATTCTAGAGCTAATTGAACATAAGTGTCATAAACGATTCTATCCTGTTCTCTTTTAGCTAAATTACCTTTCATAGCCATTTCTGTACTTAGAATGGCTGGATAATCGCTTACTAGCAAGTCAAATCCCTTACCATTATGGCTTGAAATCCATTCTTCCTGAGTTGAGCGAATGATGGGAGTAACTCTTTCTATAAACATTCCTCCCGCTTTGTTATATGGGATATATTTTAGGTGCTTCTCTAACATCTGAGTTACGGACCTTAATCTTCGCTCCCCTTCTTCTGTCTTATAACAGTCTAATATTCTACTTCCGGGCATTTTTAGCATATTAGACAGTATCTTAAGCCTGATTTCTGCTGGACTGCCTTCATGGGTCATAAATAACACATCTTTTCCACGAAGAATATTATGACACATTGTTGTTACTAAGAAGCTGGTTTTACCTACGTTAACTGGGGACATGACAATAGTCGTATCTCCATATAAAAGGGCTCCTTCTGCGTTCCCTTCTAGCATGGCCTTGTCCAACATCTTAAGTCCAGTAGTGAGCGCCTTTTTGCGTTCTTTCTGAGTTTCGGCTAAGTATTCATCGAAGTTAGCGAAGGTGATTTCGTCACCTTGTTCGAAGCTAGTTTCGCTAACTTCTTTTACAGCAGCCATTAGTTTAGTATGGGTAGCTTTTACGTCTTTTGCATTAAAAGAGTCACTAGCAGCGTGCATTGCCTGCATTAAGATGTTTGTATGCAGCCACTCTGTTAATTCAGGTTTAATTGCCTCAAGTCGTACTTGAGATGTCTCCATTATTGACTGATTAATTACGGCCTGAATCCTGGACCTTTCACTTGGCTCCATGAGCATGAGTTTAGGGCAGTTTGAGAATTCATGGCCTCTTGGGAAGATTTTATATGTTTTTATAAAATCGATTAATAATTCATAAATCTGTCTATGTCTCTCTAATAGAAACCATTGTGGTTTGATTCTGGGGGCGCACATTTTGTAAAACTTTTCATTTACAATCAAATGGCCCAAAAATGCGCTTTGTTTTATATGACTAAATGGTAACTGAATGCCATCGTCTTCAATTTCTGTCATCTTTGCCATGTTCTCTCCTTAAGATGCAAGAATATTTGACCAGTATATTTTTTTGCAATATTAAATTGTTCTTTAACTTCTTCAAATGAGCATTCTCCAAGGTCTTTTTTGCCTTTTGGAGGCTCCATAATGTAAATTTCATCTACTTCACCATACATTTTTCGACACACAGAGTCAATTTCTGTATTGGCATCTGGGTCAAGAGCTATATAGAGCTTTTTAGCATTGTCTTTTAAGATGTCTAATTGAATTTGTGACACTCCCTTACCCATACTAGCGACTGCACCACCTATATAATGACACATTAGTGCGTCCATCGGACCTTCACATAGTATTGCATGGTCTGAATCATTCAAATTATCTTGAAACATCAAGCATTGAGCCTTTTTGAAGCCCTTTGAGGTGAATTTAAAGCTATTTACGTAGCTTCTTTCTTGCCAACCTACCAGAATCCCGTCTATTTTAATCGGAAATACCACAGTTCTCCATGCAGGATGGGCCATTATTTGATATTTTTCGATAATTTCGTCATTAAGGCCTCTTTTAAGTAGATATTGGCGACCTAGCTGAAATAAATCGCTTTTATGATCTACAAAGTCACTTGGGTACTCAACTTCATCCAGCCCTATTGACTCCTCTTTGTCCCAATTAGGTTCATATGGGTCAATTAGAGCTAGTTTTATGGTTTCCGTAGCCTTAACAGCGGCGAAGTCGCATATTTGGCTTTTAATATTAGAAACTGATTGTCCATATATCTCAGCTAAACCAAATTCCCCTCTACCTTGGAATCCTGAATCTTCTTTGCACACAAAACACACAAATCTTCCGTCAGTTTTGCGTACATACAGCTTTTCGCTCTTATTGCATCTAGGGCATGTGAAGATAAAAGAAGAGGCACCTTCTTTAAAAGGCACCCCTCCTTCTTCAATCATTTCCCGTAATTTACTGGGATTTATCATTTTCTAGTATAGAGGTTGTATCAATGTCTTCATCATCAATGCCGCTACGGAATTGTTCTATATCCTTTAGCTTAACTCGATTGATTAATTCCCTAGCTAAGTCATCATTTCCAGAGATATTAGTTAGAGTTTCTTCCTTACCAACCCACTTAGATTCTTCTCCCATTACAGGCCAGTTCTTAAGGACGTAAGTCCTATTATTTGGCTGTTCGAAGACCTTACGGGCAACGGCTAATTTAAAGGCTTCTTCGTGTTTATTAATTATTCCCTTAAACTTATGGAAGGTGAATTCCCCTGCCCTCTTTGCAATGCCGACAGATGAGTCATTCATTACAACTTTGACCTTTTGGGCTACTTTTTCTGAATTACCTACCATATCTTGCATAGATTCGTCTTCTAGCTTATTGCCAAGGAAGTCAGCTTTGCCTTCCTTTGTCTCATTTTGAGCTACATAAACGAAGTATTCAGCGAAGTGCTTTAAGTAAAAGGCCCCAGCCATTTGTGTCTTCTTGCCTCTCATTATTTCAACTGGGTCCATTACGGCTCTTTCTTGTGAAATCATTACAAGAGTTATGCCATAATTACGAAGAACACTTCTAATACGTCTTAAGCCAGCTTGTTGAGTAGCTGCGTCATCGCCCATTACGTGTTGGGTAACACTTTCTGCATTACTGAGTTTACGACCTAAAATGTCAGTAATACTGTCAATGACTATTAACTTGATTTTAGCGCCATTTTGACATAATTCGACCACTTCTTTTTCTATGAAGTCGAAAATCTCTTCTGGCTTATTGGTATTACGAGCAGCATATCTTTCTGGGTCAATTCCAAACATTTTCATAGAGCGTGGAGTCATCTGGAAATGCTCGCGAAGCTCTGTATTGATTTTAATGGCAATAGCGTCTGGGTAGTCTTTATGTAATTGACCAATCATAAAGCTAGAAATAAGGCTTTTGCCTCCCTTTGGTGGCCCCCATAGGATGCATGATGCACCGAATGGTATTAAATGTGTGTTGCCGAACACAAAGTTAACTGAAGATGATGGAGTTCTTACGCCTTCTTGATAATAGTCCTTTTGATGGTCAACGAAACCATCCATTTTATTTAGTATTTGTACATATTTATTAGCCATATTTTGGTCTTCCTATTAGTGGTTTATCTTCATTAGATTCTTCGACACCAAGAGAGTACATATTGTGTGTATTGCCTAATCCATTATTAGATTGGTCAAGTATCTTCTTAGCTGATTGGTAAGACATTTCAAAGCCTTTTGACTTAGACCTTAAGTATTGATGAGCAGCTTCGAGCATGTTTACCTTGTCTACTAGCGCTAAATATTCTTCATCTTGGTCTAAAACTGCCTTACGTAAGTCGTCGCTAGATTTAAGCCCCTTTTTGCTTATAATACCTGGAGCTACGTCTAAAAGTACGACTCCTTTTCTCTTATCTGCCCATTTTTTAGCTTGAGTATATTCGTAGCTAACCTGAGCCATCATTCTTGAAACTGCACAATAAGCTTTATTGAATATATGCATTAACTCAGGAACGGTTTCTTTATTCGCGAAAGTGATTTCATGTTGACGTTTTTCAACAGCTTCAATTTCGCTTAATTCAAAGACTAACGGTGGTACATCGGGAGTGCCTCGTGGCAACTTTAGTAATGTCCCAAGTTCAAAAACGCTCATTATTTCTCCAATAAATAAATGGGGAGATTTCTCTCCCCACTTACTTAGTTAATATTAATATTACAGGTCATCTTTAGCAAGACTCGCCATGAATTCTTCGGCAGATGTTCTTACTGCTTTACTTGTTGACTTACCGGGTTCGGCTCTTGTTGCCTTGGGAGCAACTGGAACTGGAGCAGGGGTTGGGTCAACATCTTCTTCGTCATATTCGTCATATTCGGGTTCAGCCTTTGTTGGGCTACTAACTGGAGCACCGAATACGGAATCAGCAATACTTGGGTCACCATCGGACGAAACAAGCATTTGGATTTCATTAAAGGTGAGGTCTTTATTGAAGGTCCCTAAGTCCCAAGCTTCCTTCTTCATTCTTTCGAGTAATTCGTCAGAAAGTGGAGCTTCCTTAATTGACTTAAGTCTACGACCATTGACTTCAATATCTTCCATGGCTGGAACGACATTATATACGGTATTGTCTCTACCCATACCGGTTCTTTGGAAGTCTAGCCAAACACCTTGTTCTGAGGCAATTGGGTCTAAATGTTCCTTCTCAACTAAATCCTTAAGAGCGGTGTCAAGAGCTTGCTTGCAGCGAATCTTTATGAATAGACGACCAATTTGTCTATCTTCACGAAGAACGTTTAGGAAATGGCCCTTTTGGATGTTAAACTTCTGAAGCCAGTCATTTAGTGGCTCTAAAGCTGCCTTGACTTGGTCCTTGGTCTTTCCTTGTTCCTTAAGTATCTTCATCCTATCTGCTAGAACATTCTTCTGCTCTTCGATTTTAGTACACATAGGGCATTCTACTTCAATCATGCCGGTCTTGCGGTTCTTTCGTTGAATACAACGGAATGCACGCTTTTTGCCTGTACTTAGCTGAAAGCCCCAATGTAGAGCTTCATATTGTGACCAACGTCCTGAAGCCGCTAATGAGCCATATGGGGGTAAAATACGGTAGATATGGCTACCTTCATCAGCTAACTTCCAATTAGCATTTGCTGAATTTGAACGTGAGTTTGTTTGGTTTCCGTAAACTGGTTTTCCGATTTCTTGTGACATATTATTTATCTTCCTTTGTTGTTTTGATTGCTTGTTTTTTCAGCGAGTCGTATATTCTTCTGTAAGTCTTCATTGCTATTGATTTATCTACTTCTTCACCCGGGTCTAGTTCAATTTGAATTGTAGTTTGACCTGACAATAAATTGTCGACCCTTCCTGATTTCTCCGGAACTACTACTACTAACAACTCTCTATCTACTTTGTCTTTTAGTCCGGTTTCAACTATTTGATTTGTAATGTATACATCATTTAATGCACCACCATAACTACCCTCTACTACACCTCTAACTATATCATAAAGTTGGTCTCTTGATGATATAGAAACTGGATTGGGAGATTGTAATTCACCCCGTCTTGAGATATTAAATGTCCTAGCTGTTGTATGTAGGATTTGGTTCACCTGAACAAATGTATTTGTTGTAAATACCTGATTTTCCAAGTGCCTTTCAGCATGGTCAGTAAGGAGATCATACACTGTCCGGGCTGGGACAGCAAGGGGTCCTTCTTTTGTTAGTAAGGAGGCAAATTTCTCTGCCGACTTATTGTCTGAATTAAGTACGACCTTGACTACATTCTTCAATAATTCAGTCCCATATGCGGCCTTTAGTTTGCCTAAATTAGCCTGAGCATCTCTTACTCTCATTTCTATTCCAGAACGAACGGAATAGGGGAAAGCAAGTACATCTAGTTCTGATTCAGCTTTTGCATTGTCGATATCGTTTAATAGTTTTTCTAATAATTCTGATTTATTTTTCATTTATTCACCTAATGGTTCTACGACCTTAATTAATGTTTTAATTGAAAATCCTCTTTCGTTCCACTTGTTTAATATAGCTATTACAATTGAGCCTATTACTGGGTTTTCTGGCACAAATAATTCACCATCTTTATTAGCCCAATGAACAAATTCTACTGTATCACCATTTATATCAAGTAGATACTTTACTGCACGGCTCATCTTTTGCGTCTTTTTGTTAACAAAGTTAAACGGAATTGCATTTGATACATATGCTGCTACTGCTACATACAACGGTTCATCTGGGTCTACTATAGCTTCTTTGTCCATGTAATGCAACAAGTCGCCATCAACAAATACTAACTTTCCTGTAAGTTCTCTTTTGCCAAAAGATTTCTTAATAAAAGCTATCGTTTCTTCATTCTTGGGTTGATAAGTGTAGACATCTACTTCTTTATCTCCAATTTGCTTACTCTTCTTATCTATCCCATCTACATGAATGTCGAATAAGTATTTAGCTAAATTATCTGTAAAGATGGGGAGTATTTGTTTCTTATATTGATATACCTTAATTGGAGTTATATTTCTATATTCTTCTTTAATCTTTTGTGGCTTTTTCTTAATAATATTACTGTATACAGCCTCAAACTGCTCTAATTTAGCTATTACGTCTTGGTTTCTATTAAAGAACGAATCCATTACACCACTTATAACTAGCTTACTTACCACACCTCTATTTAAAGACGAAGAGCCTAATTTAGATTTATCTTTCTTGATTGTGGCCTTCTTTTTCTTCTCTAGATAGATTTTCTCAGCAAAGTCGGTTAGTGATGTATATGGCTTATTCTTTGTAAGTTCTTCTTGAGCCTTCGGACCTACACCAATTAACATAGAAATTGGAGCCTGAATCTTCTCTTCTTTAATACAGAAGTTATCTTCGCTTAATGAGATTTCTGGCAGATTGACTATGTGTTTGCAGTACTTCCAGAACTTTGATGCAATTTCATCTTTCTTGGCGTTTTGTAATACTCCACACCACCATTCTAATGGATAATAGTATTTAATGAAAGCACACGCATAGGCGATGTAACTATATGATATTCCATGACTTTTATTGAAGCCGTAACTTCCGAATGTTACTATTTGGTCCCATATTTTTTGGGCATCTTGTGCTCCAATTTTAGCAGAGGCCTTTTCCATAAAAAGAGGGTATCTTTCATTTATCTTGGGGATTCTCTTTTTGGATACGTCTTCACGAAACTTATTTGCTTCAATACCGGTACTGTCAGTGAGTTTTTGATATATATACTGCAATTGCTCCTGATATACCATTACTCCAAAGGTTTCAGGCAGTTCCTTAGTTAATACCGGAATTTCGTCTAGTGGGTCTTCTCCACGAGCACGAGCAGCATACTCCTGTAACATGTTTCTACTGACGTTTCCGTCTGTAATAACTGCATCTAATGGACCTGGTCTATCTAATGAAGTAAAAGCAGATATAGACTCAATACTATTAATTGTCTTTCTTTCTTGAGTATTGTCGGTCCAGTAGTTAAATTCCTTCATCCACTTCTGTGCTGAAGCTGTATTTAATTGGAATACTGTCTCTGTATTGCCATCTGCAATAGAATTAAAGACTTCTGTCTTTTCTGGTAAATCCCAGATATCATACATCTTATTATTAAAGTGTAATATTCTAAATGCAGGAACTTTCTTTCCGTTTAATATATAGCTTTTTTCTGTTAACTTATTCTTATTTCGACTTTGAATTAAGGAAAGTGCAGCTTGTATATCAATTAGGGTATTAAGGGATAAGTAATCCATCTTAATAGCGCCGGACTCTTCACAAGCCTTGTGAGTGTATTGTGTAGCTCTAAATCCTCCAATTGTCATCATTGGAATGAAGGAGTCGATCGGCCGGTTAGCAACGATATATGCGGAAGGGTGGCGCCCTTTACTCCGCATGACTCCGCATAACTTAAGAACTATTTTCCATAAATCGGGATGTGCCTTAGTAAAGTTCTTTAATCCTTCGTGTGTAGATAATAACCCTCTTACTTCTTTCCCATCTTCTGAAACATATCCATTAATGAAGTCTATATCTTCAACACCCTGAGGAGTACTTGGTAATGATTTTGTCAATCTTTCAATGTCGTCTGGAACCCTTCCCCAAGTAGCTCTGGCTACGTTTAGTATAGAGGATTTAAGGTGGAGTAGTCCGTTTGTACTTACTTGTGCTGCGTGGTCTCCGAATCTTGATTTAAGCCAAGGAAGAAGAATATCTCTATTTGGCAAATCCTGGTCTATATCAGGCAGTTTTCCTGTTTTAATACGGTCTGCTGTAAGGAATCTGTCTTGGCTTAGGTTGTGCTTAAGTGGGTCAGCGTGAGTGATGCCTAGCAGGTATGCCGTCAGGAGGCCCGCACTTGACCCACGACCGACGCCAGTTAGCACCCCAGCCTCTTCGTGTACCCTGATTCCCTCTTCTGACAGGAAGAAGTAGGGGAGTAAGTCAACTGTACCGTTGTTATGAAGTAACTCAATTTCGCTCTTTAAACGAGCCTTCATTGCTTCATTGTTCCAATCCATTCGCCCTTTTTCTTCAATTAACTTCATTAAATGACTGAGTGAGTCTTTTGGATAGAACTTAGTCGGGAGTGAGATTTCATTCTTTAATTCAAATGATTTGAATCTATTGGACCATTCTTGATTATTATCAATTAGCTTCCTGAAACCAACTTCATCAAAGCCAAGGGTTTCATTGAAATGAACAAAGGCTTCATCGGAAGAATATCGGTGATAATCTCCATAAAACCTGAAACTATCGCCCATTCCACCTAACTTTGCTTCTTGTATTAGCTTTTCTTCCTTAAATGCATAGTGGCTATCGTCGCTTATTAAGCACTTATCTCCGTATTTAGCGGCTTTTTCCATTAAATACAGATTTAATGCCTTTTGGATATCTCCATCAGGATTCCACGCAGTACATTCATTTTCAATGAAATCCTGTATTAAGTTACAAGAAACAATAGCCTTAGGCTCAAATAAATCCCAGGTTCTATTATTCTTAATCCCCAGTAACTTGCCTACATTCTTGCCTTTAGAAACTGCCTTAGCTAGGTCGGATACTGATATTTCTTCAAACTCTTCAGTCCTTACCTTCTTGCCTAGATAATACTTCTTGGTCTCGCCGCCTTCTAATGTAAGGAAAACGCCGCTAACCCAGTTCTTATTACATTTATGGGTGAATAACTCTACATAGAAGTTCTTTGGATTAAAGCTTCTTAGCTTTTCATAATAAGCATTTGCTAATTCTATTTGCCCTTCCTTGAAGAGCCTCCCTATAACTCCAATTAAACACCCCGAGGTGTAAGTTACATTGCTACTGCAAATTTCTTCTAGATCTTTCCAATCGAAAATTGGCTTTCTTTCAGAACCATGCTGTTCTGCGGTCAGGTCTCTGTCAGAAACTTTCTTAACTAATAGTTCATAGCTCTTTTGGTCAAGAGCATGAATGGTAATGTGTCCATACTTATAGTTCTTGGTATAAGTACCATCTTCATCTTTGGGAAAACCATTTGACTCAAAAATAGGGCAAGAATCATCCCTAAAATACCCTTCAATTCCAGGTATTAAGGTGAGTTTATTTTCTTTAGCAAGACCATAAGCTTCTCGAATTGCTCCTAAGTATCCATGGTCTGTACAAGTAAGAGTTCCAGTTTGTAACTCAACCTCGCGACGAACAAATTCATCAAGCGTAGTTGCAGTATCTAGACTTTGAAGATGACAATGTGGTGTTTGAAAGTTTGGTAGGTGTATATTTGACATTTTAAGTTTAATTATTAGTTTTAGTTAGTTAAAAAATATGGGCATTTCTGCCCATATAAGATTAGTATTCCAACTACATTATATCTATCACTACGTAAGTATCTTTTGAAGCTTCTTTACTACATTTTGATAAAGTTCTTCTACTTCTTCTTCTGACATATCCAATGCCTGACATATTGTCCTCATTGGAGCACCTTCTGGATATCTTTCTAGAAGATTGTCTATATTATACCCGAAGCGTTTTATATTTATGAACTTTGGGTCATTCTTGATTCTATCGTTTATTTCTTCGTCAGTCATTTTATCTCCAGTATCTACAGTCAATTACTTTGGAGAGTTCAGGATTCTGTCTGTCGTGTTCAGTAACTCTTACGAATCTGGTGTCACCAACTGGATGACCCGGGACTGATTCTATCAGCCATTGACCCGTAGGGCTATCTGGATTGATATTTAAGGACATTCCATATTCATCTGTTGGGACGAGTGGTGGATTAGTAATCAGAGTGGTCCCGTTAGAAAGATGTAACAGCATTCCTGAATGTACGTGTCCAAAGAAAACAACATTATACTTGGGCGAGTTCATTCTTGAATTCAAGCTGTTAACACTATTTTCTAAAGCTTTTACGTTAATATTACCATTTGGATTTGGGACAGGGAACATTGTATCTCCGTGAGTCCCATAGTACCACGCATCAAATGACTTGTAAGTAAAAAACGGAGTGAGTGGTATATTAAATTTAATATTTTGATGCTTTGCGAAACGATTCTTTAGTGCGTGATAAATTACGAATGACCAAGAATTATGTTTCCCCTGCATTGCTCTATCTGGGTGACGGCTTCCATTTCTGTCATGATTGCCGCTTGCACAGTTTATTTCAACCTCTGGGAAGTTTGCTCCCAAGATTTCAATACCTTGGCTTAATATATTTATAGCCCTTACCATTTGCTTAGATATGTCGTCGTAATTCAATGGGTCATGGATATTGCCTTGAATTATATCCCCATTTAAATTAGTCCATATTTTGGTATTTTTACGGTATTGAACTTTGTGTTCAACAGTTTCTACTACAATTCTGGCTAATGAACGAGCTTCTTCTTCTATCCCATATTTCCTTACACCAACCTCTGGTTTCAAATCTGAACCAAAATGGGTATCTGAGATAATTAAGTGCTGATTTCTTTCTAAAAACTTAGCCCTTGGTGGCAGCTTATAGGTCGGATTTAATGGTCCAACTTTAGATAAAACATCTTCGAAGGTCTTTAGCCTGAGTTGATATAAAGCCTCTTGATTAGCTATTTTATATTCTTTCTTAGCATGGGCTTTAATTACAAGTTGTTCTGGATAGACCCGAACCTTGGTGAAGTTAGCCTTAATTGACTGAAATCCACCAAGGGCTTTAATCATTGCTCCAAAGAGGTTTTCTTTTGGAGCATTCCCTTCGGTAAATACTGTATTAAAACAGTATTGTTGATATTGATTCCAAGACAAGGCTTCTTCTGGTAAACCAAGGCTTTTACAAGCATTCTTTAAATGTGTTTTATGGAAATTAATCCAGAAATCAACATTATTTGTATTATAATCCGTCTTTATCTTGGAAGTCATTAATTACGCCTCTTTTACTTCAACAGACTCTACTGGAGCTTCGGCTTGTGCTTGGACTGGAGCTTGTTCTAGTTCTTCGTAGATTTCAAGAATCTCTATACGCTCCTTCTTGTCTGTTTCCAGTGAGAACCCTACTGGTTTACCAAGTAACTGACCTTGGATTTCCTTAAAGAAGCTAGCAAAGTCAACCCGGCGTGCTGGTAGTCCGACTACTTGACCATTTGAGTCATAAACTGTAACAAATAGAACTGACTTTTCAGTCACAGCTTCTACTGGTGCAATGACTTTTGCAGCAACTAACGCATCTCTTTGAGCCTTTTCCTGTGAAAGCTGTTGATTTACTCGCTCTTGACGTTGTTGCATGATTTTAGTTTCGACTTTTTGTGGAAAATCATCAACTAAATTCAAATCCTCTAAAACCCCAACTACGGCATAAATTGCCGTAAGTGAGTCTGTCAAGGTAGCTCTAACTTGGTCAAGAGTCATATCAAGTGACTTATCCAAGCCATTCATCTTCTCTTCTAATAACTTAATTCTCTCTGTTACACTTATTTGTCTTGATGTCATTATTCATCGCCTTTATCTATAACTAATTGTCCGTTCAACGAAGGGTCTATGGCCCCTAAAGCAGCGCTGATGATACCATTGCCACTGCTGTCAGTCAAGGCTTGTTGTGAGTAAACTTCATGCATTTGACTGAAATTTAAAGTAGGGAAGCCAATTGGATTTTGTGGTTTGGTTTGTTGAGTAACGTTGATTTCAACTTCTTTTGGGCCTTCTGGTGTATTTACTACAGTTTTCACCTTTTTGCCAGTATCGGCCTTACTTTCTTCCTTCTTAACCTTTGTTTTGGTCTTTTTTGTAGTTTGTACTACAGCAGGCTTTAGTGCTGCCGGTTTTATTGCCGATCTTGGAGCTACAGTTGGCTTTGCTACAGTTGGTTGGACTGTAGCTACATTTACGGTTGGTTCGCTCTTTTGTTCTATTTTTTCTTTATTTAGGACTTTATTAGCTAGAGCCTTAAGAACCTTTGTCTCATTTTCATTAAAATCGCTTTTAACCTGAACATGAGCCTTTGGAACTTCCAACCCTAGTAATGTTCTTAATTCAGACTGAATAAATCCTCGAACTCTCTTTTCAACCCTAGCTGCTATTGGAGAGTCTGTGTCAGAGAATAGAGGATTTTGAAGTAAAGCCTTGAAATAATTAGCCTCTTCTAGTCTAATTTCCACCTCTGACATATTCTCTAGTTCTTGAGCTTCATCTTCAATATCCTCAAGAACATTGTCTAGTTGTTCATATTCTTCTGATTCCTCAGCTTCTTCAAAATCCTCTAAGTCATCTTGTGTGTTTGCAGTTATTTTAGCCATGATTGTATATTATATCAGATTTGTACCAACTCGCAAGCGCCACCTGCACAACTTACTAGTTCAGAGAACTTAACGTTGTTTTCAAATTCCTTAACTTGAGTCATGTCAAGTTCTTTAATTTGAGCGTAGTATTTTTCAAAAGTCTCTTTATCACAAGATTCGAATGGAGCTTGTTGATAAGTACCATTATCATATGGGAACAAGCTTATTCCAGTATATAAGTCTCTCTTTTCCCACATAGCTTCAGCTAATTCATTCCATTCATCTTCTCTGGGTGAGATAGTTACTGATACGTTGTTCTTGTTTAATCCACTTCTATGTCCAGGGGCTATCCAGTTTCTTTGATACATCATAACGCGATTAAATAACTGCATCGCCGTCTCTTTATCTTCAGTTGGACAATTATCTGGAGATTCTTGTGGAACTGTAATTACTGCAGTATTTGGCACACCTATAGCATCGTCTACTAAATTTGGAACTGTGGATAGCAAATATAAATATGTAGCATCGTCTTTATTAATTTGGACTCTGCGAAGATAATATTTTGACTTTCTGCTATGAATACCAGACGATGACCCAAGGACTAAACTACTTGTTCCTTCTGGCTTAACAGCTGTTACTCTGGCAGCGGGGTTTATTCCTATCTTTTTGGCAAATTCCGCATTAACTTCTAATGCCAATTTTGCCCCCTCACGTAACCACTCAGCAGTGACCAATCCGTTAGAATCTGCTATCCCAGTAAATGAAATACCTAGCAAAGCTTCTGCTTCGGTTTGTTTTCTCCAAGAATCCGATAGATATGGGAAATCTGTATAAGAAGCCTGTAGTGTGCCTAGAAGGCTGGCGCTATATATCCTTGCCATAAAATCTTCTTTGCTGGTAATTCCCGTTTGATTGACTATTGTTAAATTACAAAATTGGTCAGGATTTAATGAAATTTCGAGACAGTTATGTGCAATAAGTCCGCTTCCAATAACTCCCCAGTGGCAATCTCCATTAAGATTAAAGTCAAATACTTCTCTTTCGCCGCTATCTTTAATAGACAAAGCCATTGGAGACTTAACTTTAATTAAATCAATTAAAGATTCTGTCTTATATAGGTGAACAAAACCAATTTCCTTAGCAAATTTAATTACACTCAAATATGAACTAATATTCAAATCGTAACTTTCTCTACAAACATAAGTACCATTTGCAAACTTCACTGGCTTGGACTTGTTTGTGGTTATATATGAATCATATCCAAAATTTGTCAGGACTTCTGATAACTTGGAGATGAGGTCGAAAGACACTGCCTTAAAAGCTATTCTATGTCCAGAAATAACAGAACCATTGGCTGAGAACATCCCTCTTAAAAAGGACTTTTTCTGATTATCTGTCCAATTATCAAATGTTTTTGGGAAAGTTCTTGTTACTAAAGAAGCTGGGTCGAACCCTAAATCCTTTAATATTTCATTATATCCGTTTACATAATAAGCCCTTTTCCCTTCTTCATATGGAATTTTAAATAATTCGGCAATATCTAAGTCTTTGGAGCCTATATTAATTTCTAATCCAATATGTGTATTACTATTTAGTCTACCAGTGCATCCATCCCCTTGGATGAAACCTAATTTAACAAATTCGTCATTAGTTTTGTTAAATTCAATTAATGGCATAATTCTTTTCCTAGAAAGGTCCTTTGCCATTGATTCTTCGCCGGACGATGTTAAAAATCTATGTTCTGGGGTACAAGTAATTGATTCCCCATTAGATAGTTTTACTGTAATTACATTTTTAATTCCATTAGACCATACTACAGCGTTTACTAAATTGCCGTTCATGTCTTTAATTTTAAGCCCCTTTTTACCGACAAGACTTCCAATCTGTTCTGGACCATTTTGTGTATGAATTAATGTTTCATAGGAGAAACATGGGTTGCCGCCAAGGTCCCTATATGGGTCATTTGTCCAGAAGAATCCGGGTTCACCAGCGTTAGAATCTTTACACGCTGCATATAGCGCCATAAATTCAGATTTAGTGACCTCGCCTCTTGGTAGAACGGCACTATTGTTTGCTCGCGCACGATATGGATGCTTTTCCCACCAATTTCCAGACTTGCACTTAAGCATCTTTGAATCGTCTCTATCAAAAAAAGATATTAAAGAACTACGACGAATACCTCCTGCAAGTACGCAATCTGAAATTATACAAATAATATCATGTATTTCTATTGATTCAAGTTGTCGACCAATAGCTTGTTTTAGCCTCTTTTCTACTTCTCCAAGCATATACTTCAGTGGCTCTGGACCGGGCGCTTTAGCTCCAGTAGTTCTTAATAGAGTCCCTTTAGGGGAAATATCTGCAAAATCAAAAATTGGACGTATGGCTCCATTAAAATAAGCTTCCATTAAGACTTGGACAGATTGCGCCCAACCCTGGATAGAGTCTTGGATTACAAAACGTCCTTCTTGAGTAGGGGCTTTAAGTCGAGGAAGTTGCTTAATGTGGTGTTTTTGTACAGAATATCCTACACCAGTACCAGACAGTAATAGAAATAGAATTTCACCAAACTTTCTTGGAGTAGTAGGAAGTGTGTAGCTACAATTGTAAATTCTTGTATTATTCTTAACAATAGGTTCGCCCGAAAACTGAAGAGCGCGCATTGAAGGCATTAATTCAAGGTCATGAACCTTTTTAAACGCTTTAATTATTTGCTTACTTAACTTAGGGAATTTATCTAAGTGCATCGTCATTGAACGATTAATTGTTTCTTCAAGAACCTCGCGGCGCTGTAAATGTGGAATATACTTGCTATAAGTTCTAAAACTTACTAAATCTGATAATAATTTATTTGATGGTGTCATTTTGTTTCTTTCTCTCTCGCTCGTTGCTCAAATAACTCTTTATTTAATCTTCTTACAGTAGCTGCTTTATTAGTAACACGACCTTTTAACCCATATCTTTCCTCACCTAAGGCTTGAGTTGCTGGTGGTATTCTTAAATATAGAACCGATTGTTCCAGTCTATATAGGTTGTCTTTAAAAACACCAATTGCCCTGTTACACAAATAACAGAGCAACCCTCTTATTAATCCAGTTTTATGGTCATGGTCTACTGCAAGGCTCTTGCCTTCTTTTGGAGGTTGTTTACAAATAGCACAACAACCGCTTTGAAGGCTTAGAATAAGATTGTATTCTTCCTGATTGATATTAAACTTAGCTTTGAGTCTTCTTTGTCTGTTTTTGAGTTTTTGGCATTTTTTACACTCACCATAGCTAAGTTCTCCATTCTTCTTTTTTGAAGGTTTTGGAAACATTTCAGGTTCTAAATTAGAGTTACAAGATTTACAATTAATTGCCATAATCACAATCCCAGACAGTATAGATTGTGATTATAACATATAAATTAGATAGCTTGTGATTATAACATATAATTTAGATGGCGCCTTTATCGACTAAGTGACGGAAAACATACTTCATTTTAAGCTTATTGGCCTTAGTAGCTTCTTTATAGCCAGCAGCCGCATCTATGTAAGCTAGCTTCACTTCTTGTAGATGCTGGTCATCTTCTTTATTCTTTTGGTTTTGGTCTTCGCTATTGACTATTAGCATTAATTCATTCTTTAATTGCTCTACGCCCATAGTTTCAACTAATGATTTCCAGTCCTCTGGTAAGTCCTGAAACTTGTCTTTTTTTGTTTTTGCCATTTTAGTTCTCTTTAATTTAAATATTCTAAGGAATTGTACAACTCTTCTTCAGCTACTACATTAAAATCATTGTCTACATTTGTTAAATAAAACGATAAACTACCATTATTACCAACTGCCTTCTTTACTATAAACAATAAATCTTCTTTAATAGAAAAGAGCTTCTTTGATTTTATTGTTTTAATCTCTAATTGAGATGGTTTAAATATATTTAATTCAACTATTTTCTGCTTATAATTATTGGCAGCCTCCTCGTTCAAAAACACCCTTATGCAAAAGTCATCTTGACTTTGTGTTTCAAATAAAAAGCTATTCTCACTAACCTGCGAAAGGTAGTATAAGTCTTCCATTTTGCCCTCACCTACAGACTACCACGTCGACACAGCCACTACAAGCGCTATAAAACAGCCTTAATTACGGATTCGTCGTTCTGGCTCTCTACTAGAATTCTTTTGTCAAATAATTCATTGGTCTCTATTGCGTGTTCTATGATGAATATCAACTTATCTTGGGCTTCTTGCTTTAATAACTCAAGACAGGAGTCTCTTGTTATGGGGTCATGGTTATGGAATGGTTCATCTAGAACGAGCCACCCTGGATTAAACCCAGTTCTTCTTGAAATTACATTATTTATAGATAAATCTACTGCCCACTCTATACTTGCAAACTGACCACCAGATAGGCCTGACTTAACTGAAACTTGTTTTCCATTTTTATATATAACTGGACGAATTTCTTCTTTTATTACGTTCTTTTGGGTAATCTTTTCAGTTAAGAACTGTATAGTGACTCCATTGGTATTATTTAGTTTAACAAGCTTATTATTGGTCTCTGTAGCTATTTCTTGAAGAACTTCTTCCATTATATTATTCAGGAATGACTTCAATAATCCTTGAAAATCCATTTCAAGATTAAACTCATTTCTTAATAAAGTTAATTTATCTTCATAGTTACGAATTTGAATATTTACTTTAGACAATAATTCTGTGTCTTTATTTATCTTTAATACTAATTGCTTATTACTTCCAGATTCATAAGCCAATCTAAGAGTGGCTTTATTTAAACGACTTTCTATATCCTCAAAAATGCTTGATTTTTCGTTAAACTCATTCAATATAGGAGTGGAGACTTGACTAATCTTGCTCATCTCCTCCTTCTTGATTTCTTCAAATTTAGCTACTGCTTCAGCTCTTTCTTTGGATAGCTCTTCGTTTTTGGTCTTAATAACCTTCTTTAAATCTTGAACCAATATCTCATCTTTGGTTGGGCCAATTTTAGACAATTCGTCTATCTTAGAGGAGTTTGTTTCAATATACTGAACTGCTTCTGTTAATAAATCCTTAGAAGCGATAGCTACTTGCAGTCGATTTTCGTCACTGACCCACTCTTGGTCACAGACATGGCATTTATTCTGCTTAATAGATTGTATTGTCTTCTCTGTTTCTACTAAAAACCCAGCAATAGGCCCTGTGAATTTAAACTTATTTCTTAATTCTTTTTCTTTATTATTGTTGTCTTTTTTGAGCTTATTTACTTCATTTTGCCTATTTTCTTTTTCCTTCAGAATACCTTCGTTTAATTTATCGCAATCCATAGTTAATTGTTCGATTTCTTTAACTAGCGGACTTACAAAGACAATTTGTCTGGACTTTATTTCTTGTGCTTTCTCTGTAAATTGCTCAATTTTAGTGTTTAAAATGTTTAATTCATTTGTTAAAAACTTTGACTTAATCTTCAAGTCTTCGATTTCATTATTTAATGGAACTAAGTCAAATAGTTTCAATTCATCTATTATCGGTCTATTCTTAATAATAGCAGTTAAATTAGCTTCATTTAGTGTTATTTCTTTTTCAATGTCAGAAATCTTCTGTTTTGAATCCTTAATGCCATTTTCTATGTGTTTTAAGGACAGTAACTGACCCAAGAATTCTTTCTTCTCTGAGTCAACCATTGACATAAATCTACCCATGCTTCTTTGTGGACGGAAAGTCAATGCATCTAGTAATTCAAGGCTTATGGGTAAAAGTTCGGAGATTTTTGTATTAGTATTCTTAGCTCCAGTAAGCTCCGCTCCATTTTCACTAAAAGAGACAGTCTCTCCTCTATTTATTTCATAGGTTTTGCCATTAAAGTCAAATTCGACACCAATTTGCATCGGGTCTTCAGTTAGATAACTTTGTAGTTCAGTAGCTGGTATGTGAGAAAAACCAAATAAATAAGGCAATGTTAGGTGTAAATTGCTCTTA